GGAAGTCGGGGCCTACGAGAACGTGGGCGTCGGCCAGCCCGGGGCGTACGGGGGCGACCGGTCGCGTCTCCAGCCGGCCGCCGACCCTCGCTTTCCTGCCGGAACCGTCTGGCAAGCCCACCGCGGCGACTGGTGCTGGGAGAGCGGCATCCTCCGCACGACTCAGCCCATTCAGTGCAGTGGCCTGTGGGTGTCCGGCACGTTTTACCCGACCTCGTCCACAACCGGCACGTACGCCCACTACGTGAACTACCCGCTGGGGCAGGTCTTTTTCCAAAATGCCGTGCCGACCGGGACCGTCATCCAGGCCGCGTACAGCCCGCGGTTCGTGAGCGTCCGCCGGTCGGACGAGCCGTGGTTTCAGTCCCTGTTGGCGGGCTCCCTCCGGACCGACGACCCGCAGTGGGGGCCGAACTCGTCGGGGGCCTGGGCGGTCCCGGCCCAGAACCGCATTCAGTTGCCGTGTCTGGTGGTCGAACCTGTGCTGAACGGGACCGGCTACCCGTACGAGCTCGGGAACGAGGCCCAGATTTACAGTGAGAATTTTTTGGTCCACGTGCTCGCCGAGACCCCGTGGGACCGCAAGCGGCTGAGCGCGATGCTGGTCAAACAGCGGGACAAGCGGATTCCGTCGTTCGACCGCAATGCGGCCCCGCTCCCGCTCGACCCGTACGGGCGGCCGACCCCCTCCGCTTTGACCTATCCTCAGTTGTGCCAGACCTACCCCTGGCTGCAAATCCGCGTGCCCGAAGTCACGTCGCACGACAATGAGAATATTGGCCGAAAAGTGTGGTGGTCGACCGTGAGGTTGACGCTGGAAGTTGATGGTGCTTGACCGCCTTGGTGTATGGGAGTGGTGAAGAGACTACCCCAGACAAACAGGCGGTATTAGTATATGTCTTTGAATCACAGAGTCTATTATGCGGCTGAGTCTGTGGGGGTTGCTTCCTACGACCTGTCGCCGACCTCTTACACGACTTTAAGAGGTGTTCAGAGTGTCGGGATTAATACCTCTTTTAATCCTGAACAATTCTTCGAACTCGGTCAGCTAGCCGTATACCAGAATGTTGACGGCGTACCCGATATCAGTGTGACCCTCGAGAAGTGCCTGGACGGCTACCCGCTCATCTGGCACAGTTGCACCCAGGGCGCGACCGCGGGAACTCTGGTCGGCCGGTCGAACCAGCGGGCCAACATCGCGATTGGCGTGTTCGCCGACACGAACGCGACCGCCAGCGGGAACCAGCTCTCGCAGGTGATTTGCAGCGGCATGTACGTGTCGCAGCTGGGCTACGACTTCCAGGTCCAGGGGGCCAGCCGCGAGAGCGTCACGCTCGTCGGCAACGACAAGGTCTGGGCGACCGGCTCGTTCAGCTTCACGGGGTTCACCGCCGGGATGGGCGTGTCGAGCCCATCCCCGGCCGCCCCGGAAGGGGTCAACCGCCGGCAGAATATGATTATGTCGGGGTGCCTGTGGCCGAAGTCCATTTACGGGATTTCGAGCTCGGGGACCAACGACGACACGGGGTCCGGGTCGTTCACCGTGGGCATCCAGAGCGTCCGGATTTCGAGTTCGTTCGGCCGGAACGACATGCTGGAACTCGGGCGGTTCGGGCCCTACTTCCGCTACGTGGATTTCCCGGTCGAAACCACGACCGCCATCGAAATCATGGCCAAGGACGGGGACCACGTCGCCGCCACCCAGGCCGGGGTCTACGCGAACTACCAGAACACCCAGGACGAGCACATTTATGTGGCCACCCAGGAGGGGACAAAGGTCGACATGGGCACCCAAAATCGCCTGACCTCGGTCAACATGAGTGGCGGGAACGCGGGCCGGGGCGGCGGGAACGCGACTATTACATATTCTTATCAAGGGTGGAATACTCTAACTGTAAGTCACCCCGCCGACCCGACCGTAGCGCTTCGGGCCTGAGATTGGCTATGCCACTCGTGATTAACAAACGGAGGGTGGGGGCTTGGCTCCTGCCCTTCGTGCGTGTTGCGGCCAGCAAAGCTGTCCGGGTGGTCCCTTCGACGAAGGCGAAGTTCCGGCAGGGAAGTGAGACATCTCTTAAATAACAACATGTCTCCCCACCTCACTTTGCGACAACTGCCCCTCTCCTGCCGGTAATACCCTTACATGACAGACCGCGACCGCGAACGGCTCGTGTACCGGATTCTTGCTGGGCGAGACCGGCTGGTGCTCACGACAGACGCCGGCCGCGAAACGTTCTGGGTGACCAGCCCGACCCCGCTCGACCGCTACGGGGCCGCCGAGGTTTATGACGAGGCGCTCCGCGAGGCGGAACTGGACGGACTTCTGAGCGAAGACGAAGTCCTCGGGCTACTCGTCAACGCAGGTCACTGGTCGGCTTCCGACGAGGAAGAACTCGAAACCGCCCGCGGGAACCTGGACAAGCTCAAAATTCGCCTCTACAAGTCCGGCCGCCGGAAACGGGAGCGGGACGCCGCCCGCGAGATGCTCGCCCGAACCCGCACGCTGATTGGCGAACTGTTGGTCCGCCGGCACCGCTTCGACGACCGGACCGCGACCTGGGCCGCGACCATCGCCCGCCAGCGTTATCTGGTCGGCCGGTGCCTGTTGAGGACCCGGGGGGAACCCGTCTGGCCCCGCGAGGATTTTTGGCGGGACTGCGGGCCACTTCTGGACCAGGCCGTGCGGATGTTTCAGCAACAGAGGCCGTCCGAGGCCGAACTGCGGGAGGCGGCCCGGACCGACCCTTGGCGGACCATCTGGGCCTGTCGCCACGAGGGGAGCGTATTCGGGCGGCCGGCGGCCGAGCTCAGTGACGACCAGCGGGCCCTCGTGAGCTGGACCCGCCTGTACGACCAGTGCTACGAGGACCCGGAACGCCCCCCGGACGATGTCGTGTGTGATGATGATGCGTTCGACGGCTGGTTGCTGGTCAAAAAACAAGAGCGGGAGAAGACGGTCACGTTGACCCGGACCGACGCGGCCCTGGAGAACGAGCAGATTGCCAATAGCGGCGAGGTGTTCATTGTGGGGGCCAGGCCGGGCGAGGAGACCGGACATCTGACGGAGGAGGACCGCGAGGAGATTTCGGGAATGATGACCGCGGAGGCCGCCGCATTGAAGAACGAGCGGATGGCCTGTCTATGGCGGGCCGGCTCTGTCAAAGAATCCGACATGCCCGATAGTCAGCGGACCATCCAGGGGCAATTGGCGGCGATGACGCGGGCGCGTTTGAAGGGCGGGTAATATCTGATGCTTCGCATCAGTGTAGAAAGCCAAAGTCTGTAATAAGGGTTTTGAAAAAGTGTCGACACAAAACAAGCGAGAGTTCGAGGTCGAGAAGGACGGGGTCAAGCTCCAGCTGGTGGCCGTCCGCCCGGACCAGAAGACCCGGCAGGAAGCGGACCTCGAGTACGCCAAGGCTTGGGGCCGGTACGCCAAGGACCCGGACATCCTCCTCGAGACCACCCTGTGGGACGCGGTCCGGAAGCGGGGCCTGTGGGACGATAGTAAGCAAAAGCAGCTGGAGGAGATTGACCGCCGGCTCGAGGACGGCGAGGCCACACTGCCCGACGCGAACGGGCGGGTCCGCAAGAAGGGCGTGAAGTTGTCGGATGCTCGCAGAGCCGCCATCGACATGCGGGTGGCCCGGGTCGAGCGGGTCCGCCTCCTGAACGATTTTACGCGGCTCAAGTCGCTGACCGCCGAAGGGCTCGCCAATCAGGACCGGTTCAACTTCCTGGCCAGCCGGTGTGTCAAGGTGGCCGACACGGGCAAGGCTTATTTCAAGGACGTCGAGGACTACAAGGCCCGCGGCGGGGACCCGGACACCCTGAAGGCGGCCGAGGAGTTCGCGAACTTGTACTTCGGGTACGACCCGGACGCGGACGAGCGGAATCTTGTTGAGAATCAGTTCCTGCTTCGTCATAAAATGATTCGGGACAAGGACCTGGCGTTGGTGGACCGGCAGGGGAACTTGTGTGACGTGGAGGAGAATCCGGTCGGGGAAGACGGCAATCCTCTGCCGGAAAAGAGCGACGGGGGCGAGACCGAGATGTTTGAGGTCGAGGACGACTGGGTGAGCACGCAATGAAGCTGCGATTGCTAGTTCTGCGAAGCGAATATCTCGAAAGAGCGAAACTTTTTTATGAAATACTCGGTTTCCAGTTCAAGGCCGAACGGCACGGTTCAGGACCACTGCATTATGCGGCCGAGATGGGTGACCTCGTGTTCGAACTCTACCCGTCGTCGTCGGGTCGGACACCCGACGACACTCGCCTCGGGTTTGGGGTTCTCGGGCTGGAAACTGTGGTGAACAAGTTGGATGGTATGGGAACTCCAATTATTAGTTCCCACCAAGAGACTTCGTGGGGCCCCTGCGCGATTATTCGGGACCCGGACGGGCGGGCGGTTGAATTATACGAAGCACAACCCGGGGTTTGACCAGACGACCTACCTTGATGGTTGGTCGGGAGAGGAGGGACCATCCCTCCTCTTTTTTTTTGTTGGTGGTTGCCATTAGGCAACAGTTGTCGGTTCGGGCTTAGGCGGGTCGGTTTTCACTTCTTGTTTGGGTGTTGGTCGCGGGTTGGCTTCGGTCACCAGGCGGCACCAGTATAAAAACTCATCTGTAGAATAGTCAAGTTTCATAAGGTTAACATCTTTATGTATCCACTGAACATTTCCCTCCACGTATCCCTTGGATGAATCGATACGGTCAAGGGATGCAGTCGTCTCTTCGTATCGCACTTTTCCAAAGTGGATTGGTTCGCCAGAGATGGCACACCGACGATTTTGTTTTTCGAACAACATCCATATCTCTTCGTCGTTTAGTGTAAATTCGAATCCTCTGAGCCTCGCGTTTCTTTTTATATTAATGAGCTTTATGGCCGATATTTCTCCACACCCTTTCCATCTGGGCGACGTGTTTCCACAGGAGTTATAGCACGATTTGCAACAGCCCTGTCTGTTTCTTTTAAGCATTGATTTTGTTATGTAATATTTTTTGTTGCATTTATGGCACAACAGGTGAATCTTGAGTCTTTCGCCTCGTTCTTTTGGGGTGACACCCAGCACCTCCAGGTCTCCGATTCTTTCGCCGATTTTGTACGGAGCAAGTCGGTGACATTCGTTATTCGCGGAATCCATAATGCCTCCTGAATTATTTGCCCGAATTGGCTTCTGTTATCTTGTGACACCATTCAATAAAATAATCTTGAGGAAAATCTAGTTTCATCAAGTTAATAACTTTGTGGACCCACTGCACGTTCCATTCTATGTACCCTTTGCCGCTGTCTATCCTGTCCAAGGAGACGGTTCGTGGCTCTCTAATTCTCTTATTGAAATAAATGGGGATTTTAGTTATCGCACATAGGCCGTTTTGGCTTTTATACAAATCCCATAAGTATTCGATGCTCACATTGAATTCGATATTTCTTGCCTCTGCGCTAAGCATGATGCTAGTGTAAAATTGCCCGGGGATACCTTCGTGGCCTTTCCATGTCGCAGAATTGCATCCGGACCTATCGGATTCCTGAAGGCAACCGGCGCAGCATTTCGATTTCCCTCTGTCGAAGTTTCCTTTCTTCATGTAGTGCTTTTTGTTACACCTATGACACAGTAGATGGATTAAGGTTTTGTTGGTGGCCGAACTCGGGACAAGACCAAGGACCTCCCAGTCGCCTACCATTTGCCCGATTTCATAAGGATGAAGCCCGTGCGATTTTTGCTTGTCCGCGCATGGTTTGCATCGCTTACTTCTGCCGTGAACGAATCCGTCTTTGGATACGCGATAGATTTCTCCGCACAATTTGCATTTGCACTTCACATGATGCTTCTTTTCGTCGGGTCCGACGTACTCCCAGTCGTTAATGGCTTGGCCTGGGACTAGAACGATTCGCTTACCACCCACAGGAAAAACCTCGAAGTTGCGCAGTTGGCCCAAGGATATACTACCTGTAATTAACAGTGTCGTAAATAGTGTTTTTAACTTTTTATAAACGGTTGTGCTCAAAGAGCTTGCGATTCGAAGACGAGCGGAGTACAGGGCGGAAGAAGACCGGAGTCAACGGGATGAAGAGCCTGGAAGCCGCAACTTGACCGGTGTATTAGTCAAGTGGAAATACTTGGTAGTACCCGGGTGCATTGTGTTCAACCTCGCGGCTCAAATTAACCTCAACTTGGCTCGTGGTGCTACGGCGAATATTCGCTCGCAACTACAAGGCATAACGAACGGTCTGTCGGCAAAAATCGACCTCGAGATTTCGCCGCGTGCCAAGAGCGAGATTGCTTCGCTCGCCCAGAACATGAACGCCCTACGGACGGCCACGCGAGGCCTGAGCGGGGAACTGGCGTCTGCGACCAGTCGAGTCAGTCAGATGGCGACCGCCTACGCCCGGGTGAACCCGCTGGCTCAGGCGTCGGTCGCAAGCCTGACCACCTCTGCCGGAGCGGCCCGCCGAGCGTCTGCCGCCTACGCGGAGGCCTCAGATACGGTAACGAACTTTGGTCGGCAAGTGTCGCTTGCTGGACGCAGATTTGTCGCGTTCAGCGTGGCGACCGGTGGGATGTTCGCGGCCGTCAACGCCCTAAAAGCAGTCGGGCGAGAAGCAGTTCAGTTCGACCTTGCGATGAATAAACTATTGCAAGTGTCAGACGATGGACAGAGGGGCGTGTCTCGTCTACGGGCCGAGATTGGCCGACTGTCTACCACATACGGTGTGGCGAGTCGGGACCTGGCGGCTGGGGCCGAAGCATTCGTGCAGGCTGGCCTCAATGCTCGTCAGAGCGCCCAGGCGGTCGAGACACTGGCCCTCGCCCTGTCCAGTCCGTCCTTCGCGGACGCCCGCAAAACCACGGAGGGGATGCTGGCGATTTTTCAGCAGTTCGGCAAGGACACCGAAAAACTGAAAGACCAGCTGGGTTCGGTAAATGCGGTCGCCGCGACCTTCGCAACGGAAAGCCAAGACCTAATCACTGCCGTGCAAAAAAGTGGTGGTGCGTTTGCTACGGCTGGCGGGCAATTGAATGAGCTTCTTGCACTATTTACAAGTATTCGTGCAACCACGCGGGAATCGGCCGACCAAATCGCGACCGGGCTCCGAAGTATATTCACTTACGTGCAACGCTCTGATACTATAGAGAATTTAAAACAGTTAGGTATTAATCTTCGCTATACTAAGGAAGAGGCCAAGGCCCTCGGCCAGGAAGATTTGACCGACCAGTTTGTGGGCCAATTCCGGGCCGTACAGCGACTTTCGGAAGGCCTCAGTAAGTTACGGTCCACCGACCCACGGTACGCGCAAGTCGTCGAAGATTTGGGGGGCATCCGGCAGGTGAGCAGGGTCCTGCCCCTCATCCAGCAGTTCGGCGAAGCCCAAAAAGCCCTGAACGTGGCCCGGCTCGGCAGTGCGTCCATCGAGGCAGCCGCGGCCGTTCGCCAGGATGCCTTGTTGACAAAATTGACCAAAATCAAAGAGACTTACCAGCAGCTTGGTAATGATTTGGTCCAGTCGAGTGGATTCAAAAAGCTAGCTGACGGGCTCACCACAGCGGCGACGGCGGCGGCCGAACTCGTCAAGGCCCTGGGCCCTCTCCTGCCGGTAGTCGCAGCCCTGGGCATCGGGCGGTTGATGGGCGGGTCGATGCGGTTCGCGGCGGGTGTTTTGACCCCCGAACTGTACGGGTCGTCGCGGGCTCCGACCCGCCGCTTCGCGGCCGGCGGACCGGTCCACGGCGGCACCCCCGGCGTCGACAGTGTCCCCATCATGGCCCAGGAGGGCGAGTATGTGCTGCGGAAGGCCGCGGTGGACCGACTGGGGCGGGGGCGGGTCGAGGAACTGAACCGCACGGGTCGATTCCCGCGGTACGCTTTCGGCGGGTTCGTCGGTCGCGGTGTGGCTGCGGTCGGCCGCAAAGTGGGGCGGACGCTCGGCAAACGAGAGCGGGTCGCCGAGCTCGTGTCTTCTCTCTCGCTCGCCACGGGCGTGGGCCAGGACGACCTACTGGAATACGTCCAGCGGCGCCAGACCGAACGCAGTCAAGTCGCCGTCGTGCAAGGTTCTCCACTCGGCCTAAAACCACAGCGGAAGTTCGCGGGCGGCGGGCAGGTACGGGGCGGAACTCGGGGCGTTGATAGTGTCGAAATTCTTGCGCAGGACGGCGAGTTCGTACTGAACCGCAACGCAGTCCAAGGACTAGGCATTAACCGCGTCCGCTACATGAACCGGACGGGCCGACTTCCCCGGTTCGCCGACGGTGGTTTGATTAGTGCCGGGGCGAGTGGGGTCGTCTCCGAAGCCAATATCAACAGCATCCTCCAAGAGTTTCAAACAAAGACCGGCATTGACTATAAGAGTCTGTTCAAGCGTCTTATTGTTAACCACCGAGGGTTGGACCAAGAGACCCTGGCTCTCTTCAATCGCTCGCTGGCGGTCCAGCCCGGGAAGGTGGCCCGAGGCGGGTACGCCAACAAGAGCGGGAACCTGTTCTTGAACCAGGACCGCATCAAGACGGCCGACGAACTTCGTGAGGTGCTCGCCCACGAGCTGGGGCACGCGGTCGACTATAAGGTGGGCGGCGGCAAGGCGGCCTCGCTCAGTGACGACAGTGCCAGGCAGGTGGCCCAGGCTAACGTGGTGGCGACCCGCGAAAAGATGCTGAAGGCGGGCCGCATCCTGAGCGAAAAAGAATCCCAGTACCTGTACTCGGACAAGGAGGGATTCGCCCGAGCCCATGCGGACTTCCTGACCGGGAAGGGCGATAACCAGATTCAGGCGGTTCTGGGCCGACTCGCGAGCCGGGCTCGGCCGAAAACCCGGACCGCCCTCACTAACAATCAGCGGGACGTTTTCACCCAGTACCTGGAGAAGAACCCTGGGTTATTGGAGCGGTTCGCGGCCAACCTCAGCCGCAATCACCCCACGTTCGGCCGGGAAGACGCCCTGGGGGCCGTCCACGACGCGGCCCGCACCGTGATGGTCGGGTACGACCCCTCGAAGGGCAATATTAATGCCTTGATATTCCGGGCCGCCCAGCGAAAGGTCAAGGACGAACTCAACAAGCACTACGGTGCCGGGCGGCTCGGCGGCAAAAACCTCAGTCGCGTCAGCCTGACCAGTGCCGAGAACAACCCCGATTCGCACAAGCGGCATGCCCCGGCCGCCGCGGAGGAAGCCCTCCAGCGACTGAGTGCCGACGAGGTCCGCAGGACCGAGGAGGAAGTGGCCCGTCGCAAGGCGAAGGCCAATGAAATTCGCCAGGCGGCCCTCAAGGGAACTGCCGCGTATACGACCGGGGACACGGCGGGCGTCCAGTTGGGCAACCCGGCCTCCCTCACGGCGTGGCTGAAGGCGAGAAAGGCCGGCGGAACTGGTCCAGCCACTTCGGGGAGCCAGCCGCCGTTGCCTCCGCCCCCACCGCCGGCCCCTCCCTCTCCTGCCGGAAGTCCGGCTCCGTCAAATAATGACAGGCCGTCGTACCCGCTCGTTCACGTCCCGTCTTTGCCGCCCGGCTACGTCCACCTGAGCGGGGGCCGGGGGGCCGTCATCCCGGGGTACGCCGAAAAGGAAGTGGAACGGCGATTCCGGCGGGAAATGAGAAATTTGCGGGACCCGGTCGCCGGGTCCCCCATCGGCTTCCGGACGGACCCGTGGGTCGAATCCCCGTCCTCTCCCAAAACGGGTTTGTTCCCGGCCCCGTACGGCCTCATGCCGGCCATCGGACGCGGCCAGTCCCCGACGAACCGCCCCGGATACCGGCCGGGCGAACCCGGTCCGGTCGGACCCACGTACGGTTTCGGAAATGCTCCCGGCCGCCCCATCACGCCGAACGCGGCTGCGTCCCTCCTGAGTGTCGAGGGGGAACCGTCCCCGTACCGACACCGTGAAACTCAGTACCGGCCGGGCGGGTCGGTGGCCTATAACCCGCTGACGGTCCGCGATTTCTTGGCCGGGCGTCTGCCGGCGGTGGCCCCGCCGAACGGTCCCGGTGACGGTGCCGTCAATACCTTCAGGGCCCGTCTCCGCCTGAACGACCTCCTGGCCGGGGAACGGTTCCGGGACCGGCCGCTCAGTCCGACCGGACTCGGATTCGCCGATATCGCCAATGCCCGCGGGGCTACGTCCCTGGATGCGGCCCAGATGCACCGGTTGGGCGGCCTGGCCCCCGCTGCGACCGCCAACCTAGCCGGTCGAGAGGTCTCAAAGGCCCAGAATGAGTTAGCCGCGGGGATTCGTCGACAGCTTCAGACACTGGCCCCCGCCCTCAAGGCCCAAGAACGACTGGCCATCGCCGAGGAAATGGCGGCAGAGGCGTACCGGACGAACGCCCAGGTGATTCGAAACAGGAACGGGAAAGTTGTCGGGCTCGCCGACCTGGGTCAACAGATTACGGAAACGACCCGGCGGAGCTGGTTCAGCGGCACGATTGATGAAAGTGGCCGGGGGCGGTTCGGGCGGCTGGCCGACCGACTGGGACAAGGGGGCTGGCTGAGTCGACAGGCGGCCGGAGTCGTGTCCGTCGGGTCGGGTGCCCTGGGTCGCATCCGGGGAAGTGGCGGGGCGGGGGCGGCTTACGCCGGTATGATGGCCGCTCCGCTCATCGGTCAGGCGTTCAGCCCGGAAGACGGAGCGGCGGCGAGGGCGGTCGGCAACAGTGGTGCCGAATCCTCTTTTACGAACCAAACGGTGACGGGTGGGACCCTCCAGTACGGCGCGATGGGAGCCGGCGTGGGGATGGTGTTCGGCCCGTGGGGGGCGGCTATCGGCGGAGCCATCGGGGCGGTTTACGGGTTTACGACCTCTCTAAAGGACGCCTCGAAGAACCTGGCCGAGGCCAAGGCGGCGAACGCCACCGAACACCTCAACGAGAATTTGCGGCGGGTGGTCGAGGGCAAGGAAGGCCTGATGAGCGCCAACCGGTACGGCATCATCAGCGATATTCGGGAGGTCCGAGCAGCCGCGACCACGCGGGCGTTCGAAAATTCGAGCAGTTTCTGGCGGAAAACGCCGGACTCGGACGTGTTGGCCAAGGCGCAGACTCTCGAACTCCGCAAAGCCCTCGCGAACCAAGCGGGTGGGTTCGCCAGTATTTTGTCGTCCGAAGCGACCGGACTGGCCAAGGCCCGGCCGGAGGCGAGGCCCGAGGAGTTGGTGGACGAACTCAATAAGGGCGTCCGGGGTGAACTGCTGAGAGTGGTTGCCGACATCCGCAATGTGCCGCTGGCAAAAATCCTAAACGAAATGGCACAGGACGTGCGTGAGGCCCAGCGAAACTTCGCCGGCCAGAAGGCCGTAGAGGACGCCCGGGTGGTGAGCGAGCGGCAGGCGCACTCGGCGGGTCGGCTGGTCGTGGCGTTCGATGCCGTTTCTGCATCATTGAATGATTTTAAGACCAAACTAGATTTACCAATGCTCGCGTTTGGCGGGCACACGCCCGTGGGTGCCCCGAACTACGCGAACAACCTGGGTATTCTCGGGGCCCCCAACCCGGGCGGCTTCCGCGAGGCCCTCGGCGTGGTCGGGGGAATGCTCGGTCCGGCAGGGAAGGGACTGGTCAGGAGCAGTCAGGCCGCCGACGACATCGCCCGAATTCTGCCCAGCGTTCTGGACCAGCTCGTCCGGGAAGGGAATTCGACCGAGCACACGACGCACACGCGGGTCGAGAAGGGCCTGCGGGAATCTCTCCTGCCGGAAATGTCGGACGAGGCTCGGGAGAAGGCCCTGAAGGAGAACCCGGAACTGCGGCTGGCAATCGCGAACGTCAGTTCTCAGGTCCGGAAACTGGACCAGCAACACGGCGGGAACGCCCTGCCCTACATCGGGCACGATACGCAGGGGGCGGCCAAAAACCTGAACGTCGATAACGCCAAGGCTGCGGCTTACAGCCAGGAGATTGCCCGCCGCATCCAGGAGGCGAACCTGGCCTATGCGACCGGCCTATCCACCGTGCGGCAGAACGCGAGCACGGTCGGCTCCGAACAGGACCGACTTGCCGAAGCTCGTCTGGGGCTCACGCGGGCCCTGGCGGTGAGCCGGTCGGAACGCCTGGGGGGTGGTGACGCGAGTCGGTTTTTATCGCTCGAAGACCTGACCGCACCGCACGAAGCTCGACAGTCCCGGTTGTTGGCGGGGACTGGGCTCCGTAACGAGGACGTCAGCGGTATTTCGAGTTTGCTGGAGAAAGAACGGCAAAGTCTCGACTCGATAAAAACTAACAAGGATAAGGCCGAAGGTAATCCCGAACGCTTTGCGCAGTTGTCGAGAGAGTTCGAGGCAACCGTCCAGCGGACCCAGAATTTGCAGGAAGCCCTTCGGAATCTGGCCGACGCGGGAAAAAGGGGGGCCGCCATTCAGGAGCGACTCAACACCATTAATAGTGACCGCGATAATCGTTTGAGTTTCGCGGAGAAATTTATTATGGCGAGTCCAGAAGAACGCCAAAAAATGCGGCGAGGGCAGACGCTGGCCGCTCAGGTCGCCCAAGACCCGGAGTTGTTTAAGAGGATGTCGGAAGAAAACAAGCGATTGTTCATACAGGCCTCTCACGACATTGGACCCTCTCAATTCAAGAACGGGTTTACTGGGGACAGCCTGCGGAATTTCGTGCTCGAGGACACGGGGATTGTTCCGCCCGAGATGCGGCGGGGGCGACAGAAACTCACTGACGAAAATGCTCGGGTTGCTGGGGTAAGCGTGCGGGCCCAGGGCGGCATCGCGGCGGACCTAGTCAAGGCGAACGACTGGGTCAAGAAGTTCGTCCAGGGGGCCCGGGACACGGTCGTTTCCGGACTCGCCACCCAGTCCGTTTACGAACAACGGCGGCAGACCCAGTCAATGATTAGTTCGCAGGCCCTCGAAAAAAACAGGCTCAATGAGCAGGTCAATCTGAGAAAGGTACTCGGAGCGGTGGGTATTGAAGGAACAGATGCGAGCGTAAAGGAAGCTCAACGATATTTCCCCGACCTGAAAAAGTATTTCGAGAAGCTTGACGAGGTGAACGCACCGGGGGAGGACCGCGAAAAGGCCCGGGGATATTTGCAGCGGTCGGCCGGCGGCAACGAGACCGACCTGTTGCACGCGAGCCGGGAAGAACGGAGACTGATTTTCTCCAGGATTCTGGACAGCAGCAAAATCGGCAAGGACCTGCTACCGGAGTACAAATCGAACGCCATCGACGAGGCCGCCAATGGTTCCCTGTTTATGGACATCAACGAGAAGTTGGGCCACCGTTCCAAAGAGCTCGGCCGGTCATTGACTCCCGAAGAACGGCAGGACACGATGAATGATGTCGCCGCCGAGCGGCTCCACGGGGCCGTTTTCCGGCGGGTTGATACGGTGAAGGGGTGGGCTCGGGACGAAATGGACAAGGCGGCCGGCGAACTCCGGCTCGGAAAAATCAGCCCTGAAGGACTCGCCGGCATCAACCGGGAAGACCGTGCTAAGCTTATGTCGGCCTTGGACCCTGAGAAAAAATCCGAGTCCATTCAGGGGCTGGACAAACTCGACGAGAACCTACGAAACGTCAACAAGGAGCTAGCTGCCCTCGGGACGATGTTGAGTGATTTGAACAAACAATTGCCGGCCCAGCCCCAGCACAGGGCCCAGGGCGGACTTATTAACTGGTCGCCCAGGGGCAGCGATGTTGTTCCAGCGATGTTAAGTCCAAATGAATATATTATTAATGCAAAGTCATCAGTTGCCAACCGGCCTTTGCTCCATGCGATAAACAACGCCCGTGGCCCTCTGGACGACAGTCGATTTGTGGCGGACGGGGACGACCGTAAGAGACGCATCATCCGTGGGGCGATGGGCACTTACGAAACCATCCGCCAAGGAATGGTATCGGCCGCAGACTGGTTGGGACTCGCCCGGGGCGGGGTGGTGCCCCAGTATTTGGCTGCCGGTGGGGTGGCTCGAAAGCTCACTAAAGAGGATGAAGCTCGAGCTCGTGACATGGAACGCGCTCAGCGGGGAGCGGCAGCGGAGGGGGCGACCAATCCGTTCGACACATTTTTCCTGGGTGGGTGGAATCACAAACAAGCCGACAAAATTGAGGGCGACATTGCCCGTTATAAAGAGGCTCTAAAAAAGTCGAAGACCCCGGCCGAAGAACGGCTCTACCGCGAAGCCATCAAAGACGCTCGGACTAAATTCGCCGAGTCCAACAAAAAGGCCATCTTCGAGACAAGCTATAACCCGAACGGGGAAGCCGGGCTGGACCGGATGCACCACCAGCTAGAGAAACAAGGTCGGGCATTAATCGCAAAGGGCAAATTGAAAGCTGAAGACCTGGGGCTGTACATGGCGAGGAACCTCGCGCAGGTCAACGCCCGCCGTCAGGTCGGTTCGCTCCTCGAGCAACAAGCCTACGCGGGTGCCGGAGGGCTTCCCGGTGAGGATGAGGTGTACGGCGGGGTGGTCGCCCGCCTCCAACACCGCGAGGCCGAAGACCAGGCCCTATTCATGCAAAAGTTCGGCCGTGGGTTCTGGGATGTCCACCGCGACGTCGCCCACCGGATGGCCGAGCGAGCCGACCAGCGGGCGGCTGATGTCGCGTGGAAGAAGGCCCAGCGAGCGGCCCTCAAGCGGCCGACCAAGGGCAAACTGCCCATCGCCCCGGCCCCTCGTCCAAAGAATAACCCCCCGCTCGACCGGCACTTTTTGGTGTCCGCTCCGACCGAGCCAATTCACCGGTTCGCAGCGGGTGGGTTGGTGACCAGCGGTTCTCCGAACTACGACAGCACGCTGGCCATGCTCGAAAAAGGCGAAGGTGTCGTCAGCCGGGCCGGCATGCAGTCGCTCGGGGCGTCCGGGTTGGCGTCACTGAATCGTGGTGGGTCCCCCGGCGGCTCGGACGGGTCGAGCCGGGCGTCGGATGCGGCGGCCAAAATGGGCGAATCCGCGGCCCGATTTAACGAGGGGATGAGCGGGTTTAACAACTCGGTTACGACCATGAATAGCGGGTTCAGCAGGTTCGAGTCGACAGTGGACAAGCTTGTCACGTCGCTCGACAAAATCCCGACCCACATCGAGTATTCCGGGCAAATCGACGTGAATCTGGTTGGCGGTGCGGTGGCCCAGCCGGGCGTATCCGACGCGGTCAAAGCAGAAATCAACCGCCAGATTCGCAGCATGATGGGCGGCGAATTCAACCGGCGGATGCCCGAGGCGACGGCTCCTCTTGCGTCTGATTCGGGGTCGCTGCGATAACGAGCGGCTCTGGATTTTTTGTATCACCAGTGATATATTTCAAGGGGGAGTAACGCAGATGAAACTTCTCAACAAGCGACGTCGACAGCTCGGCATGACCATCAGTTGTTTGGCGAAACTGAGCGGTGTCCCGGTCGCCACCGTTAACCGCATCCTGGCCGACCCGACCAAGGTCCGGTTCGAACACGTCGCGTCCGTCGCAAAAGCCCTCGGCGTGGACTTTGCGACGGGGAGCAGGATTCCGGTCAAGCGGATTCTCCGCGACCGGGCGACCGCCAAGGCCCGGTACGTGGCCAAGCTCGTGCAGGGAACACAGGGACTCGAATCCGCGGGCGTGGACGGGCCCGGGTTCGAACGTCTGGTAGAGGTCTCGACCGCGACCCTGCTCGCAGGAAAAAAACGGAAGTTGTGGGATGACGACTAAAATTGACTGGGGGCATGTTCCCGGCGAAACACCCATCGACGACGTGTCCGGGTTGCTCCTGCCCTGGGTCGGAACCCGCCGCCAACTAAACCAGGTCGAGGCGGAAAATATCGCCGTCGCCGCGTCAAAATACTTGGTGGGTCGGCTGAGGCCGGCCGAAGCCCCGTTCACCTTCGACTGGGTGTTCGGGTTGCACAAGGAGATGTTCGGACAGGTCTGGGCCTGGGCTGGTACTCCCAGGAAGTGCGACCTGAACTTAGGATGTCGGTTCTACGACGTGGAGGCTCAGGTTCTAGACCTCGTCGAAACCATCCCCTACTGGGGAAAAGGCCCTTTCTCGCTAGTCGAAGACGCCGCCCTCCTGCACTACCGGGCGGTCAAAATCCACCCTTTCTTGAACGGCAACGGTCGGTGGTCGCGGATGCTGGCGAACATTTGGCTTCGGAGACACGGAGCCCACCCCACGGTTTGGCCCGAGCCCCAGATGGGTGAGGTGAGCCCCATCCGAGCGACGTACCTTTCGGCCATCCGGGCGGCCGACAAGAACGACTTCGGCCCTCTTGTCGAGCTGCACTGGCAATACACGCCCGGTTCGTCCCCAGGGGATGGTCGGGCCTGACTTCGTCACGTCGGCGGAGCCGACCTGCCGGAAACCTGCCTTTTTAATTCCAGCCCGCGAAGCCTATACTCGGCCACGCGGGCGGCGACTTTCACCTTGGGTAGGTCGGGAAGACCGTGGCTGCGGGCGTACTCGGCGATACTGCGGCAGGCGTCTTCAAAAGTTTCTGCTCGATTCCACAACTCAACAAAAACCTCTTCGCTCATTATTTGTGACGACCTTGGCCGTGCGACCCGTCTTTCTTTGATTGACCTTGAGCTGGCAGCACACATCCCTTTTGTGTTTCTTCGCAACCCTCAGTGCATTTTAGGGACTTGAGTATTTCGAGTTTCTCTTTGTCACCATTGACAACAAAAACGCAAGGAACCTCTGTGACCTCGCCGTTTTCTATTGCCCAATCTCGCGGTGTGCCGTCATTTTTGCGGTAAGTTCCGTTCGGCGAGTAAAATTCGATTGCCTGATAAGCAAGGCCATGAAGTTCGCAAAACCCGTAAAAACTGCGACGACATCTTCCTTTCATTTTAATTCTAACTACGAGTGTTGCCATCGGTATCCCCTAACTGTGCCGACTTTGACTATGTGCTCCGTCCTTCTTGGATTGACCTTGGGCCGGTAGGACCGAACGGCGGCTCGATTCAGTGGTCAGTTCGACAAACGGTCTCCTACTAAGTTCGTCAATTGCTTCAAGTTTGCCAGAAACAACAAAGACATACGGTAACTTTTTTAATTCACCATTAACCACTGCCCAAGCCCTTATCGCTCCAGTATTTTTGTGGTAGGCCCCATCTGGGGAATAAAACTCAATTGCCTCATAGTTAAGATTGTGATTTTTGCAGAATCTGTAAAACACATTGCGCGACCCGGAATTCTTTTTTATTTGGATTACCACTGTTGTCATGGCTTAGTCCGGAAGAACTGAACGGAAATATTCCACAAGTTCTTTTGCCTGTGGCGTGATTTCTTCGGTCCATTTTTTGTTTTGTCCGGTTGCGAAGAAGTAATCGTAAGTGTAATCGGGGAAGAAGGTGATGTCTGCGGTCCGTGGTGCGTCCACACCTTGCTCTTCGGCCGTAACGACCCAAGCGTAAGCCTTAATATGACTAACTGAAAACCGGCAGCGGGCACCACCCAGGTATGTGAAAAAAGTCGCGCTCGAGATGTTGTATCTGTCGGAAAGCGTGACTCGGTGGACGGTCCAGCGAGATGGCACTTTTCGGCTCAGCCAGGCTTTGTATGTTTCCTCGCTCTCGGTTGCCTTCGCCGGCTCGGGGCCTGTCCGACCCGAGATGTCGTATTTTGCCCGGCCTGTTGGTTGAGTTGTCAGGATGCCCGAGTCAGCAGATATCGTGCGGTTCTGTAAAAACAAAACAATTATGAAGATAAGTAATGAGGTTCCACCAACACTCACGATAATCGCCGCAATCGCCGCATTATTTCGGGTCCATTTTCCGGCCCGTCTGGCAAGAGAGGGACCTGAAGAGGAAGTGGCGGATTCTTTCGCCCTGACTGGCTGAGCCTTGACGATGGACCTGCAAACAGGACAGACCACGTTACGGCTGACCACTCGAGATGTCAGCGAAAAGGATGTCTGACATGTCGGACAGGTGGTTTCGAGGGCGGTGGCCATAACGGTTCCTATTCTTCTCCGGACTCTCGTTTTTTGCGAAGTGGATGTTCGTTAGCGAGCTTTGCGAGAACCGACACCTCGACACCGAGGGCCTTTGCCAGACGGTAAGCCGCCGCCAATTCAGGTCTTCGGTGTCCACCTTCCCAGTTCCGATACGTTGAGATGGGCACATCTGCGGCAACCGAAACCTCTTCCTGGGTCAGGCCAGATTCCTTTCTGAGTCGCCGTAACTCCTCACTGAACGCATCTTTAGGCATTCTGAAGCCAAAGCCAGATTGTAGCAGAGGTGATTGCATATGGTTTTTCAGTTGACACGGTTTCCCAAGTGGGATACTGTACTGGAAACCCTGACGGCCCTCACCCCGTGGGGGCTTTATCCTCGCGTTTTATTCTGCCGGCGTCAACCCCCTTGGGGGCTGATTTCCATTCGTCCCGCTGCGCACCTTGCCGAGGACCCGCCCGATGTTCACGCTCGTCCTGCTCGTCCCCGCTTCGGTTCTGCTTGTGCCTGAGGCCTTCGTGAACAGTATGCCTGATTGGGACAGTGTCGATGTTCCGGCAGGAGAGGTGTTCAGGGTCCGTTCTCTTGAGCCCGACTCGACTGGGGAACTCGACTTCTTCGCGGCCGAAAACGGCACCGTGTTCGCCCTGCCGACCGGGACCTGGGCCCGCGTGCCGGTCCAGGGACGAACGGACGGACATTCGGGTTCTAAATGATATGCAGGTGGGAAAAATTGGGCAAAACGCTATAAATATTCAGTTTATAGCTATCGGCAATTCGGACCTGATGGTCCCGTAAAACAAAAGGGCCCGGCAAATTGCCGGGCTTTGTTTCGGCTAATTACTATAATATATTAAAGATATTCTAAGTATAATGAACACGCAAATAGCTTTGTGCCCGTTGTGGTTGGGCTCGTACTAATACTTAGATAATAGTCATGGCGAGTGTCGACTGTACTCGACCCACTCGGGCTCAGACCGCTTGTCCCCGGGGAGGCGGAAAGCGGCATTGCGCCAGTGGGGGTGCCGGTCCCCCACAGCCACCAGGCGTGATTCCCGCTGATAACAGGCGTGCCCGGCCCGCCAGACCCGTCGGGGGTTTGGCCAGAGCCCGGATGTCGGACTTCGTACGCGACAGCCACAAGACCAGACGGCGGGTTCGACGTGGAAACTCGGTCGTAAAACGTGAAAGTCGCGTTTTGAACACGGACAGGAGAATCCGCGACGAAGCGAGGGTTAACCACCGCTTGTTGGTTCGGGATGCAGTTAAGTGGAATTCCCGACCCGGTTTGGCCGAGAATGACCCCGGTCGGGTTCAAATATTTGTTGTTCCAGAGTTCGTTGCCTTGAAGAAGGCCGCTTGCGTCTGTTTCGAAGGACCGACTGTTGAAATCTCCAATTGTAACAGACGCACCGAACCCGCCGGCCCCGTAAAAGCCGATGCCAGAGCCGGCTAAGCTATTCAGGTTCGTGCCGTCGCTCCCCCACCACGTAATCTGAGCTGACATTTATAGTTTCCGGCAGGAAATAGACATAGTCTGTGCCAGTCTCATACACCGGACTACCCTTGTTCCCTTTCCTGCCGGAACTGCGTTCCGGTCGGCCTCTCCGCCGTCACGACAAGTTTTTTCTGGCGTCGACCATAAGTTCTCGTTACACTCGCCGTGTTGTCATGCCGATACGAGGACGGCCGGAATAGTGCCGGCGTTACCCGTCAGGCGAACTGACCGTCACCCCAGGGCGTGTCATGATGGTTTATCTGCACCGCGACTTGGGAATTATTGGCCCAGAAAGCGTCATCGAAATCAGCCTCGATAAGCAGGCCAACGTCCGCCTTCTGGAGCACCACGAGTTCGCCAAATACGACCGCGGGGACTCGTACGAGTTTCGCGGTGGGTTGGCTCTGGTCAGCCCGGTGAAGATGGCCCCGCCGCACCGGGGTCACTGGCACGTCGTCGTCGACCTGGAGGGATATGACGGTTCGGTGCAGGCATCCCTCCGCGTCATCCGGTGAGTTAGGCGGAAGGAGTTGAGAGGTCATGGTTGGTCCCTGTGGCGTTTAGACAGTATCCACAGGAAAATACACCGAACTACTCCCTTCCCTGCCGGAACTGCACTAACAATCCACCGCGACAAACTGAAATCGTCCCTCGTTGCCCACCCAGCTAATTAAACACTTTTTGCCGGCCTTAATCGTGCTCGACCACTGGTTGAAAACCTGTACATGCCCCGGAGACTGTGCCGTATACCCCACGACATTCACCCAGCCGGTCCCGCCGGCTCCCACGTCCCCCACGTTGACCGCTGACAAAAGGGCCTGTCCGGTCCAGACACCCCTCCATTTGTCCCAGAACACCTCGAGCGGGCCCGCCGGCCACAGGTCAGACCGTCTCAGATAATTCGAGGCGAACCCACCATTTCCGTCTCCTGGCACCGGCTTCCCATCAATCCCCCAGCCCCACCCCGCGACGACCAGAGGTCCGCGGAGTGCCAGGGCCCGTGTGTCGCCCGCTGTCGCCCCCCGCCGGTAGGCATGAGCCCCGCTATAACTCTGTCCCCACGCCAGGACCTCGACATCGTTCCCGGCCTGGAACGGGTCGAGCGTGGTCTGCGTAATCGGACAGGAGGACCCGACCACCTGCGGGTAGTAGGCCAGTTTTGTGCCCCCACTGCGGTTCGTGGAAAACCCGCGGACCAACCCCGACAGAGACATGATGGCCCGGTCCGTAAAGCTGCCGCCCTGATTCAGTAGCGACAGCGATGTCTCGTAGGTCTCGGTCCCGGAAAACGCTCGCGTATCATCCCCGTTTGCGATGGACTGGGCCATAAGCACGGTGTGCGGGCTCTGCTTTTTATTCCAGAACTCCTTGTTGGCTTTCGCTCCCCGGGCCGCCCTATCGAACGTCGAAGCCGCAATCAGGGCCCGGTTGAGTGCCCGTCGAATCTGCCGCCTCTGCTCGACCGCACTCAGGGCCAATCGGCGAATCCGCTCGACGTTTTGCCGAGCGAACAGGCCGAACCGCGGGGTAAAGGTCTGGAACCGATACGAGGTCGTCACCCCCTGCGGCCCGAACTGCACCTCGAGGTTCGTCAGGTTCGGCCCCCCGGTCGTCATGGTGTTGCCGAGCGACCACGACGGAGCTCCGGCCACGACAATCCCACCTGACTCCTGGACGGTCTGGTTGGTGACCGTAGTCTGTACACGAGCCTGTCCGGCCAAATTCATCACGTCGGCCGACCCGTAATCCCAGGGGGTCAGGGAGGGGTCTTGTTCGACCCGCACTCGTCCGGGGGTTCCGGCGATAAACCATGGTCCATACACTTCCACATTTGATTTAAGTGGCACCCCGATGGCCGCTGGGTAACGGGCCGCCTGATGCACTCCGCAATACCCGACCGTTCCGGTCAGAGATGTGTTCACGTTCTGGATTGCAGTCTCGTCAATATTCGGGCCGAAAATGTTTTTAAGGACCGTTATGTCACCGAACTGGTCCGCGTTGATGTCGTAGAGGGGGGCCCCGAGACGGACATGTACGTACGGAGTCGTATTATTGGGCAAAAACAAAATCCGAGAGGATGCCTGCACGCGACACCAGAGTTGGCCGTTCGCGTCAACGGCGGTTTCACCCCAGTTCATGCGGGAGGTGTCCGCCCCGACCACGTTCTGGTAATAGGCGAACGCCACGACCCGGTCGTCCTCCTGCTGGAGCACGTCCAGTCGCGTCTCTGGGACGCCGAGTGATGCGGCACCAAATTCCAGATAGCCGGCCTGTGACACTTCCATCGAGGAAGTGATAATGCCGGTTTCGGGGTCGATATTGGCAGCGATGTCCGGAATCTGGACCAAAAACTGCTTACCATAAAAGTCTTCGGCATACCGCCGGACCAAGTCATACAGCCGACTTCTCCGGTCGGCCAACACATCGGAAACGTTCTGGTTGACGACCTCCGGGGCGTCTTTAATCATGTCCGGCTGGGCACCTCCGGGGAACGGAATCCCGTTGTCACCATATAGCGTATCCCCAATCAGGGTCCCGATATCTGGTTTGAACTTATTGACAAAAGCGGCCCACATTTCCACGCCCCACAGGGCGAACCGCATTTCGATAGTGCTACACTGATAAGTTGTCGACCCAACGATATCCGCACAGTCGGCCGCATTCAAATTCGCGAACTCGACCGTCCCGAACGGCGATAGTGTGCCGGCCGTCCCGACCACCGGATTACCAAGAACGTCCGTCCCCCAGTACGAAAGTAGCGAGGACGTAATGTAAACCCCGGTCTTTTCCCCGCCAGTCAACAAAACTGACGTCGTCTCATTCCGGGCCTCAACCCCGGCCTCGGTCCGGACCGCCTGACCCGAGAAAGTCGCTCCGGCGGCCAATGCCGTAATGGTCCCGAGCGGTGGCTGGAAGAACCGCGAGACGACCCGCACGACGATGGTCAGGCCGACCAGCTCCACAAAAAAGTCGCAGCCCGAATCCTCGCAAATCGTCTGGACCAAATCCAAAAGATTCATCGACCCGCCCGGGAGCCGATAATAACCCGGTGGTGTCGGCAACTGACTCAGGTCGAGCCCGTATTGATAGCCCTTGTAATTGAGGGGCCCACCAAATGCCCCCGGCCCCGAGGTATTCGCCAGGTCTCGCAAAGCCGAGACCACCAGAGCCCCTGGCATCCCTGCCGGAGTCGACTGTGAGAGCCCGAACCCCCGGGCCTCCCAATATCCGTAGACATTAAAAACGTTGGCCAGCCCGCCTGGCACGGTCCCCGCGTACCCGCTCGTGATAACCTGAGCTCCCTCGAGCACCTCTCGCGGGTCAATCAATGTGGCCTCGTAGACTTGGCCGTCGACCCCGTTGGACTGCGTCAATCGCTGGAGAAGTCCCCAAAACGTCAAAGAACCGAACTCAAAAAAACAAGGAGAGCCGACGGGGGGAGCCGTCAGCCGGTCCCCGCTCAGGACGTCCTGGACGAGCTGGCACGTCAAAGTCGACGGCTGCGTTCCCCACCCGAGTGAAGTCTTGACATCGCGGAGAGTTAACCCGAAAAACCGACTCTGAAAAAATGCCATTTGGGAAACTCAGGCACGTTAAAAATAGCGAGCGTGGAGTGAAGCGTAACTCACTGAAATACGTAGGTCGTAGACCGACTATAATGACCCCGCTTCAAATCAAAATGAGGCCTGTCGCTCGCGACGAAAATCTGTGCGGGAACCCGCCCGATGGCCGTCAGGGCGTACGGCAAGGGATTAAAGACGGGAATCGTGGGCCACACGTTATAGGCGACCGGCACCTGAATGGAGGCTGAGACCGTGACCGCGGCCCGGGTTTTCGAACCAATCACCTGTAGGATGGGCCCGGCCGCCCGCCCCACGACGCCGATTTCCGCGAACACGTCCGCCGGGTTCTCCCATTCGATTTCGATGGACTCGGTCAGGTAGCTCGCATCGGTATTACCGACCCGCGTGTTAAACACCATCGAGTATTGAAAAACGCCGGTGATTTTGTTGCGGGCAATCGTGCTCGAAACTACTTGTGGGTTGAGCGTGAGCCCGGTTGTGTTCTGGCACACTCCCAGCAGCACCGACGGGGTGATGGCCGTGAAGCGAAGCTGAGCATTGTCGTATCGCGAGCGGATAAAATTGCGGGTGACCGGGTCTCGTTCTTCGAGCCCCGTCACCACCCCGTTCGCCGTGACCGTATATAAACCCGTCTCGACATCATACCGGTTCTCGACCGTCAAATCTTCGACCGCCTTACCCGCAGTCTGCCCGGTCGGCCCCGCGGCGGTCGGGTCGACACAGGTCCAGGTCTCGGTGACCGTGAACCGCCCGCCCGGCCCGTCGACCTGTTGGCCTCTCACGTAGTTGTAGGGCTGAAACGAGGACTGGTTGAGAACGCCGGTCGCGGTCAAAAACTGCGAGTCGAACCCCAGCTGCGTTGCGGCCCCGGTCCCGGCCAGTGGCCCTCCCAGGACCAAATCCCGGGCGACCTGCCAGCCCTCCGCCGTCACGTTGCCGCTGCCGTCGTATTGCCGGCGGCCGACCGCGGATGCCGTGTGCGTGACCTTGAAAATGCGCCCGACGTCGTCCGCCTGCTCGGTGGACCACTCGTGGCTCGGGGCGTTGTCGGCCTGACCCATCTGCGAGGCGTCGAGAGCCGTCGTCCCGAAATAGATAACGTCGGCTTCCATCGAGATGCTGTACTTGGCATCTTGAAACCAGGACCCCTCATCAATCGCAATATCGCCGATACGGGGGTTGAACCGGATGGGGGCCGAACCGTCGCCCGGCTGAATCAGAAAGGTCTGCCCGTCCTGACTAAACAGTGCGCGGAGCGCACCCATCTTGTCTCGCAGACGGGCCACTCGCGTCGAGGGGTCGGTCGTGGCGGGGTCGGGGTCGGGCGGATACCCGCTTCCCTGCCAGAAAAAATCGCCGCCCAGGGACGGGTCGGGACTCCCCTTGAAGGCGACCAGGCGGCCGTTGAGCGTGATTTGGAAGACGCCGGTCCGGCGAGTGCCGTCCGCGGACCGTTGCGGGACCAGCTTCCAAGACACCTGCCCGGCGGGCACCAGCTTCCGTCCGGCGTAACTCAAACTGACCTGATAATCTGCCACATCACCACCCGCATACGTACAGAGGAAGATGTCCCGAGCCGGGCCCGACCGGGCTCGCCATGACGAGGGGGAGGCCGCCGGTCACGCCAGTCGCCCCGGTAATGACCAGGGGGATTCCGGCAGAGGAGGGAGCACCCGGGCCCAATAGCACGAGCGGTAACCCACCCCCCTCGCCGGTCCTCAAATACAGGTTCAGCCCGGCCGACTCGTACCCGATGGGGGAGCCCCAGAGGACGAGCGGTAACCCGTCTTGCCGCCAGGGTTGGTCACCAACGAGAATAAGGGGAAGGCCGTCCGCGGCCGAGGGAGGTGCCCCCTTCACGTACAGGTTGAGCCCGGCCGACACTGGCATCGGGCCCTTGGTGAATAGGGGGAGTCCGCCGGACACAGCGAAGGCCGCACCGACGTAAAGCGGGAGCCCACCCGAAAGAGGGGTCGCCCCGTGTAGGAAGAGAGGCAGCCCACCACTAACGGGTCCGGCCCCGACCGCCACCAGAGGTAACCCACCACTGAACGGGTGCGGGCCCTGGAGGACAAGTGACAGGCCGCCCGAAAAGGGAGCCGACCCGAGCAGGACGAGGGGAAGCCCGCCACTTTTAACCTGGTCCCCGCTCACGCATAGTGGCAGCCCGCCCGAGACGGGGGACGCCCCGCAAATATAGAGCGGAAGGCTGCTGGTCGGGGGGTCATCCCAGGTCAGTACGACTTGTCCGTCTGCTCCCTTCCCTGCCGGAGAAGCTTCCCCCCCGCTCCCAACCGCCCCGGCGTACACCCCACCCCCGCCACCACCCGGAGAAAACCCGTTCTGGGCCGCGACAGAAGGTGCCCCACCCGCACCTCCATTTCCACCGCCAGTCCCAGCTATCCCTCCAGTCCCGTCCGGCTGACCATTTCCACCCACTCCAGATGCCGACCCGCTCCCCCCCCCACCACCCCCGACTGCTCCGACCCCGAAGCCGCCTGACCCGCCGGCTGTTCCTCCTGACGACCCACCGGCCCCGCCTCCTGTTCCTGTCCCTTTCCGCCCGTAATCCGCGGAAACTGTGATTGTGTCGCCGCTGAAGGTGGTCGGCCCGGACCCGTCGAACCCACTCGACCCGTAGGGAGCCGCCGGACCGCCGGCCCCGACGACAACCATGTACGTGTGAGTCGGGGTGACCGCAACCGTCGCCGTGGCGTACTCGCCCCCGCCGCCCCCGCCGGCCTCGCCCCCTTCCGCCCCGGTGGTCGACGCCCCGCCCCCGCCCGGCCCGGTGTTAGCCGCGGTGACGAAGAACACGCCGTCCGGGCAGACCCAGTGAAAGGTGCCGGCTGTGCTGTACGTTTGAGTCGGCACGTCAGTCCCCCCGCCCGGTCAGGACGGCCGCGTAGTGCCGAAAGAACCGGGCTTCGCCGGGCGTACCTTGCGGGACCTGTTTTTTGTGAAACGGGTGCTCAACAAGAACACGGCCTTCGTGTCGACAGAGGCTTCCCCAGCCGTTCAGGTATTCGACCGACCCGAGAATATTCACCCTTGTCGGCTTCGCCGACAAGGCAAAGCTCACCTGGAGGGCATCCTCATCCCCGTAAATGGCCCATTCGGTGGGTGATTTTCCGGCAGGAAAGTAGTAGTCCCGGTGCTGACACAGCCAGTGGGCGACGACGAGCTCCGTCCAGCACAGGAGTCGGTCGACGGCGAACTGACCGCCCTGAAAACCCCGGGGGGCTTTCGGTGGTCGGGCGGCGAAGCCGAGTCGGTCCCAGCGGGTCGAATCCAGTCCCTTCTCCCAGGCCGCGAACGGGCCCGTGCCCAGGAGGACGGACGGGTCTGCGGCCACATAGGCGTCGGCATCAAGAAACAGCATGTGCCGGTACGAGGTGTGGGTCAACGCATAGAGCTTGGCGGGCCAGCCCCCGTCCCGCGGAGGGACCCGGTTGTCTTGGTGGTCCCGGGCAATCGCGTCCGCGTCGACCAGCCGCACGTTCAGGCCTTCGACGTCCTCCGGACGGATGCTCCCGGCCGACGACCGCCACCAGACCTCGACCGGCAGCGTGCAGCCCACGTCCCGAAGCACACGGACCGAGGCGGCCAACATGGTCCAGTACGTGGCTTCGCCACAGTAGAGGACGGCGGCCCCGCCCATCGGCGGTGGGGCTAGCGGGCGGCCGGCTAGTTCACACAGGGCTTCGTGGTGAGAGGCGGCGGGGGCCGGGGAGCCGTACGGACAGGTCAACGGGTCGAACACACCCGGAAGAAATTCCCGCGGGGTGGGCCATCTGGAACAACAGTGCGGGCAGGTCGGGGACCGGGCACCTTCGCAGTTACACTGATATACAGCCACGGCTCCTCCGGAGACACTCTCCGAAAGGGCTCATACACCGGACCGGACTTCGTCCGGTCGGACCGGGACCGCCCCCCGCCGCTCGGCCTGGAGTCCGGCGGCTACGACCGCCAACCGACAGGCCTCGAGCCAGCCAATGCCGGCCGCGGCGCACAGCCCGAGCACGGCGAGTACCTGGTCCCCACACCCGGTTGTGTCGACAACTCGGGAGGGGCGGGCGGGGACGATGGACACCTCACTTCCCTGCCGGAGCTGCGCTCCGGTCGCCAATGGTGACTGTGGGAGTTTCACTCCCGTTGGCGAAGCCAACTGCCGGACCTCCGGTCCTGTTGACTGAGTCGACATCCAGAGTTCCAAGCCGGCCCCGCCTTTCGTAATGACGGTGACCGGGGCTATCCCGGCCAACTCATGCTCGTTGCACTTGATGAGGGTCGCACCCTGATAAATGTCCCAGGGCCGTCCCCGGGCCGGGTCGACCAAAACGGGCACGTTGTGCCGGCCCGCAGTCGCCATCAGTTCCGGCAGGAGAGATTCAGTAAGAGTGCCCTTCCCGTGGTCGCACACCAGGACGACATCCACCTCAGACACGAGATGAACGGGGTCGGTGGTTAACCCGCCCGAAGTGTCCATATCGTGCCGCCAGGCCTGACGGCCGTCGACCAAAAATCGGGTCTTGATTGAGGCCGGACCGGCAACGAGCTGGACGACCCCGCCAAGCACCTCGACCATCGCCGCAACGGCCCCGGCCCCGCCCGGTCGGGATTCCCGGTGAGTCTCCGTGAACACCGGGCATTCGGGGAAGGCGGCGTCGAACCGGTCAATGCGACCGCGAATGTCCACGTCCAGCATCAGGTCGCCGACGACGAGAATTCGTTTGCCGCGGAACCGCCCAGCGTCAATCATGCCGGCACGGTCGGGTAGTGCCAACGGACAATATCCGCCGCCTCCTTGAGGACCATCTTCAGATTGGCGTCGTCGGGGTGGACGACCGGATAGCCGGAGACGTGACCGGCGTACGAAACGGCAGCCCTGTAAGCGGCGGCACCCGCGGCGTTGTCGGCCGAGGCGATGCCGTAGGTGTCTCGGTCGATGACACCAGAGGCGTCGGCGTAGACCGCAAAAGCAACATCGACGACGGCGGTATCGGCAGAGCCACCGAAGGGGACAATTCGGCGGGCTGCTCGCACGTCCTCCAGCGATACACCCTCGTCGCCCCGGGCCCATCTCTCGCAAAGGTCAAGAGACCGGACCCGGTCGGTTTCTAGAACCACGCTGCCTTGAATCGGGGGAGCCAGCCGGGCACACTCGGTCGCGACCCGCACGAGCTTCTGCCGGGCCGCCGACTCGCGGTTGCCGCTTAGTTTGCCGGCGACCCACAGCATCCAGTCGCCTCGCTCGCAGGTGTCCCAGGCGGCTTGAGGGTCAGTAAATCCGGCCGCGAACTCACGGGCTTCGCTCGAATCGTGATTTGTGAGGAAAGTTAACATAGCGTCTCCGGAGTTAGTCACCGACGAACTTTGGCGGACTGTCCCAGTCAAGCTTCTCTTGCGAGACCCCAAAATCATTCAGTCGCCGGGCCATACAGACCGCCTCGCGGACCAGCCGAGCTAAATCCGGCCGGTCCAATTCCAGTTCTTCGTGAACGGCCCCGAGCACCGAGCATAAATACTTCCGCCGACCCGGCTTGTACAACCAGGTGTCCCTGTCCAAATGCCGCCGCTGCTCGTCATCATCCGCCGGGGTGTACGCCCGGAACGGCTCCAACATGGACAAGGCGGTTGTCCGCCGAGGAACCGGACGCGGTGATAGCTGTTCGACTTCGTCCAAAACGCGGTCCGGTGAAATCGACTGAAGGTTCGAACAGGACGCCGGACACCGCTCGTCCACACCAAACCCACAACAGCCCGAACAGGACAGTCCGCCCTGGACACATGTGACGCGAGGATAAACGCCGAAGATTTGTTCGACGGGGGTCGAGCCGCCTAGAATAATGGTCGGGACGCCGAGAATCCCGGACAGGTGCGATAACCCACTGTCTGTTCCGATGGAACAATGCGAATTCAAGATGACACCGGCAACTCGCTCGGGCGTCTGGCCGGCGACCCTATCTCCCCGAAACCGCCTGACCTTGTCTTCGTTCGTGTGAAAGACGGCTGTCTGGTAGCCGGCCCTCAGTAGCATGTCCTCCAGCATCAGCCAGTGCTGGAGGGACCATTCGCGAGCCCGGTCGGTCGAGAACGGGAACAGGCAAACACGACCCGCGAGGTCGGTTCCCGCCGCCCGAACCACATCCGCTTCGCGGAGGGGCGGAATCAGAACTCCGCTTGCTCCGATATTACGGGAATACCGTTCCCACCGTGGGATTTTATAGCGGTTCTCGTTCTCTATAGTATACCCAGCGTTCAATTGCCGGGCCCCGACCAACATGGCCTCACTGTGGGCCCTTGTGTGTCGACCCAGATGAGCGTATCCGGTGAACAGCCGGACCCAGGGCTCGGCCGTCTCGCTCACCCGATATTCGACCGGCACGTCCGGGTTATCGGCAGACAGGCGGGCGACCGAGAGGAGGCCGAGGAGCCCGTCCCCGATGCCGCCGGCCCCGTGGTCCACAACCACAGCACCGGGACAGAACGGGGGGTGGGCGACCGAGTGAATGCTGGTCAGTTGCCAGCGAACCTTACAGTGCTCGCAGGAAATGTCCCGGGCACCGTTGCAGGTGCAGTGTAGAACGGCCACAATTATTCGTCGCCATCTTCTTCGATGGGCTTCCCGCGGTATTTGGTCCACCCGCGGTGGTCACCATAATCGCCCTTTTTCCGAGACGGCTTGCCCTTTTCGGGGCCGCTCGTAATGAGCTTGCGAATCGGGAAAAGTTCCCCCGGCCGCTGCTTGGACTGACCCATCGAGAGACGGGCCCCACACTGGTAATTGAGGCAGGTCATCTCAAAATAATCATTGGAATCTACGTTTCGTTTTGTGAACGCGATGTCCTTACACTTGCAAAGGCCACACTCCCGCTCGCCGAACACTTCGGCCGACATGGCGAGCTGGTTATAAACTTCTTTCTGGGTCGCACCCTGGGCCTCGACAATCACCGTCGGGCTAATTTTAACCTGAACTTTAAGCATACAAACTCCAAATTGGCTAAAGGAATATTACACGTGAGTTATGCGAGACACTTCAACCCGTTCTTCCAGTCCGGGTCGTACCCGAGCACTCCGGCAGGGATGGTGGACTTGTCGTGCTGCCAGGGCTGGAGTTGGGCGAACGACTTTTGGACCACCCAATAAGGAATAAAGTTCAGGTCTTCACCCTTCTGGTCCTTCACGTAATGCTTCCAGGTCTGCATCAGGAATTTGGTCACGTTGACGTTCAGCCTACTACACATCATGTCCAGGCCGTCAACCTGGGTCACAATAATATAGGCGTCCGCCCCACTTTCCCCGGGGCTTAGCCCGGACAGTTCTTCCTTGGCGTACACGTGCCGGAGGCGGAATGCCCCGCGGAGCAAGCTGGCCTTCGCCCGGGTCGCGCAGGTGGCGGACGAGAACTGCCACGCGAACGAGTCCTTCCGGCCGCCGTTCCCGTTGAACGTGTCCCCGACATGCGAGTACCGAATGGTCCGCCCGGCAATCCGCCCGAGCCAGTCGAACTCCGGCGGGTGGTCAATCGTGATGCGGGCCACCAGACACGTGTGGTTCCCGTTGTGGACGTTCGGGGCCTGGCGGGGGTCGATGTCGATGTCCACGATGTCGCCGAGGTACTCGTAACAGAGGCGTTCGAGGCCCTGGTAGGTCGGGCACCCGTCATGGACCTCGTCCTGTGTCAGTTTGGACATAATGAAGGGAGTCCAGTCCGCCGAATTAATGGGTGGGACTGCTCCGCAGCCCACGGACTGCTCCCCCTCTCCGGTGGAAGCTCCGCTTCCGTCGGCGAAGCCGACTGCCGGAATGTCGGCAACGACTGTCGGTCGAGCGACTTCCAGGCGGTCCAAAACGCCCCCCAGGAGTTCTTCGGTCGGCTCGGCCAGTTCAACTTTCCGCTTGGCCATCACTCACCCCGATTTCGTATTCACCCGGTTCGGACTCGTCCTTCACCAATTTTAGCGTGTCCAACAGCGAATTCAATAGTTCGATGCCTGAAACCACCGACAGCCGCCCGGGGGGGATGCGGACACGGACCACATGAAAGCCGGCTTGGCGGGCCTTTGTCCGCTTTTCGGCCGCCCGCTCGCGAGCCGCCTCCAAGGCCTCCTCGCCCCAAATCGGCAAGTAAGTGGGGGCTCCCTCGACCCAGACGGCCGCGCGGATTTCCGGCAGGAGAAGGTCAGCATGGACGTCCCGCTGGAGCACCTCGTACCCCGCCCGCCGGAGCCCCTCGGCTAGCAGGCGTTCGGCCCGCGACCCGGTTTTGGTAACCGCCTGGAGGGCCCTGTTGCCCCTGCGCGCGACCCGGCGTCTTTGGGCACTATTTTTGCCTTCCCAGGCCTTTTTTCCGGCCTCCGACCACGCGCGCCGCCGCCGGTCCGTCGCCTGCATACACTGCCCGACCAGGGTCCGCGAAATGCTCAGGCGTCGTTCGTCCGAGCAGGGCTGGCCTTTCGTGGGGTGCTTGTGCCTTCCCTGCCGGATTGCCGCCGCCTGGGCCTCGGCCCGCGTTCTCAACTTGTCCCAGTGCCGGCGTAATTCTCGCCTCACGCGGTTGATGTTCAGGCCGGTCTCGGCCGCGATTTGCCGGGGACTTTTTTCGTTCGCCCAGTATTCTCGCTCGAGAAACTCTCTTGTCAGCTCGTGCATAGCTCCATCAACTCACTCAGGTTCGCCCGCTCCACCACCCCGGCCACCGGGACGCCCCATAGGTCTTCAACGAGCCGGCGGTGTTCTTCGGTCTGACAGACCAGCTTCAAGGATTTATCGCTGTAAATTGACCGGAGGGCCCGGTACGGCCGGTCCGTCAGCCTCAGCCACTCGAGGTCCCACAAATAAAACAGACGGGTCCGGGCGGTCGGGCACAGCGAGAGCTTGCGAGCGGTCGACAGGCTGGTGGCGACGACGGGGCCGTCGAATCCCCAGGCCTCGACCGTATTCATCGTGGCCCCGAGTGGGGCCTGGAAAGCAGGGGCGAGGTCTTCGTAAAAAAAAACGACCGAGGCTTGTCCACGGGCCATGAGGTGATTGGCCTGTCGAACCAGTCGCCAGTTCAACTCGCTCGGCCCCAAATTCTTGACCATTATGCCGACGCGGTTCATTCGTTCGGTGTCCTGGTAAAGCCAACAACGCCGCCTTCAGTGCTCATCAAGACCGAAATTGGCCCATACCCTTGTCGGGGACCGTCGTCATACACGCCACAATAGCCATTCAAAATCCCGAGGAGACCGACAGCCCATTCGCCTTCCATAGGATAAACCTGAACGGTCGGGTGCTCGGTCATTTTTGTGTTGCATGCAAACCGAGTAATAACCAGTTGGTGGATGAGACTCGGGTCGACTTGTAGTAAGTTGTTTAGATAAGCAATCAGTTCGTCGGTGTCGGGTCGAATCGCCATGTTTAAAGTACCTTTCGGACCTCAGTTCGGATTCTCTCGTGGTGCTCGGGCGGGGCCAACAACAACAAGGCGTTGCCGGACGGCCGGCCGCCCCACGCTCCCGCCGACCGGGCCGCCGCATATGCCAAGTCCGCTTTCGCGGAGGGTCCGAGAAGGTGTTCCCGTTCGGCCCCGTACGCCTGGTCGACCGCCTCGCCGACCCCTTCCCAGTCCTGGTGCTGTGCGCGTTTGACTGCCCGCTCGGCCCACCACAGGCAGGCCCACCACGCAGCCACCGAAATCGGCTTCGCCTGTTCGGGTTCGGCCACCCCGTCAACCACCAGAAGGGCCGGGGTCGGCTGCGGGGGGCCGTCGACCGTATACCCGTGTCGGTCCTTGGCTCGAACGACGAGTTGTCCGTTGACAACGACGAGCCCGATGCCGGACCAGTTGCCGCGTTCGGCGGGAGTCATGTGTTCGACCAGAAATTGAGGGGTTAACATCAGTTGTTCGCCACCACATGAACGAACTCGTCCGGGGCCGTCGTCCAGATTCGAGGGCACGGATACAGAACAAAAGCCGCCCCGCTGTCGGCCGAATTGCCTGCCACGTTTTCCGCCCACTCTTCCCGCCGCCAACAGCACCCGATGGTCGCGACGGAAGGCGAGTCCTCGACCATCTCGGGCGTCAAGTTCGACCCCAAGTCGTCCAGTCCGTACACACCGAGCGGGCCGACCGCCCGGAACTGAGCCGCGACCGGTCCGTTTTCTGCCGCGGTGCGGACTTGCTCGACTGCCCCTGAAAGGGGGATGGCGGACGCCGGCAGGGAAAGGACCATTCGCCCCCGGACTAACTCCCCCAACCTCACATCACCGCCGAGCCGGACCAGTTTCCAGGGACAGGTCGTGCGGTAGGGTAGGAGTTGCTCGATAAGCCCGTCGTCGTGAGCGATGTCCACCACGACCAGGTCGAACGGGACCGTCGGCCGGTCCACCGACAACGACCACATCAGGCGGTCGATTCGGGTCTCGGGCTCGTGGGCGGTGGCGAGAATCGTCAAATCGGGCACGGTTCGACCCCCGCGAGGATTTTTTGAAGTTGCTCCGCCAGTGTTATTACGGGCTCGTCTTCAACAGGCTCACCCGCCAGAATCTGAGTCACACTCGCCGGTCGGCCGCCCGCTTTTCGGACGGTCATTGTTCGCCCCACATCGCCCCCCAGGTCCAACGTATACCGGGCCGAGGCGTACACGTCCGCGATGTCCACGGCCGGCACATACCCGGCACACTGGGCGACCGGCCAGGGACCGCGACCGAACACCTTCAGGTGCAGGCCGGCTCCGAGAATCTGGCGGAGTGGTTCGTCGACCTCGCTCCGGTATTCGCCGACCACTACCACATCACACACGAACTCGGGGCGGACCCGGCCGCCGGCAAAATCAGGCGGGCAATCGGCCGCGGGAGGAAGGGCGGAGACTTCAACGAGACGAGTACGTGGATATCGGGCCAGAGCCCTGCCCCCACTTCCCTGCCGGAAGGAGACTTTATTTCCACAGAAGACGATGTCGGGATTGCATAAGAAGGAATCGAACGGCCGGGCCGGGTCGAACGCGAACCCCTGATGACCCAGATAGCCGGCGGCCCTTACCCAGCCGCCCACGCGGTCCAGTGCGAATAACAGCTTCATAGCGGCACCTCGCGGGCCCGCTTGATGTCCGCCCCGCTGTCGATTTCCACCAGCTCGGCCGTGTCAACCAACACGGTCTGAAATTCCCCGCCTCGGTCGATGATGCAATTCAACAGTTCATGTCCGGCCGCCCGTCGTCGGTCCACCGTCGCCGCCAGCTGTTTGAACAGGGCTAGCTCCCGCCCGGTCAGCAGGACGATGCCGGTCCACTTGGTCTTCAGCCCATAGTCAAAGTGGGTCGCCGCCTGCCCGACCACAGTCACCCCGACCTCGGCCGTGCCCATCTTGCCGCAGCGGTCTACCACGACCACCGATTTGGTGCCTCCGATTCCTCTGAGGGTGGCCCAGTTAAATACCAGGTCTCCGTACACGACCAGGACCCGGTCGGCGGTCGTCGCCCGCAGGCCCATTGCGATGGACCGAGCCACCCCGGTTTCCTCGTAGTGCTCGTTCTCGACCACCCGGACCCCGGCGGGCAACGTGCGGATGACCCGCTCGGCCTCGAACCCGACCACCACCACAATGTCTACTCGCGGGCACAGCTGACGAACCAAGTCGATTTGCCGGCGAAGAACCGTCCGCCCGTCGGCCAACTGGACCAGGCATTTGGGCCCGTACGACCGCATCCGCCGCCCTATTCCCGCCGCCGGAATCACCACCGCGAACTCGTCGCTCACCGCCTGACCCTCAGTAATTGTTCCGGCAGGGAAGTAATCATGAACTGCGAGCCCATCCGCCGGTTGAACTCGGCTTCGGTCTGGGTGTCGGCTTCCGACACGTACCGACCGACCCGCTCGAACACGTACCGGGCGATGGCGAGACCGGGAGGATTCCAGTGAGTGCCGCCGGCACTCCAGGGTTGTTCGTGGACGCGGAACCCGTTTTGAAGCCTGTCGACCAGGACGGCCCCGATGACGCCGAGGTCTTCTTCGAACGCCCTGGTCACCTTCGCCACATATTCGGGTTCGACCACGTCTCCGGCTTCGAGCGGCACGAAAATGTCGAGGCCGCCCCAGGCGGTATCCAGGAGGGCGTTCAGGACGTCAGCCCGCCGGACTTCGCCCGCCCCCATCCCCAGGCAAAAGGCGGGTACTCCGTGGGGACACTTGTTGAAGGTGGAGGGTCCCTCTCCTGCCGGACCTTCGGTCCCGTCGATAGTGACACTGTTCAAAAGGGAGGCAGCCTCATCGAGACTTTCCGGTCCGACCATGATGGCCACGCGGCGAACCCCCGCACACGCGGCAATCGACCGGAGGGTTTCGTCCAGCTCGGGTGCCCGGCTGGGCCCGAGAGCGGATACCGCGAAAATCACTGCGGGGGCGGACATACGTCGTGCATCCTCCGGACGAAGTCGAGCCGGCCCGAGTCCCCGACCAGCTTGCGAATCTTGTCGGACACGTCGTCGTACGGAACCGAAATGGTCCCCCCGTCCGGGAGAGGTTCGTCCCGAACGGCCCGAGCGGACCCGCCGACGAACCGGTGTGTTTGCAGGTGGACGATGGGCCCGAGCACTCTGGCGTTCAAATCCTCGGACCCGAACTGATAATTACACTGGTGAACCGGGTCGACCAAAAAGAATTGTTCGAGCCGCCCGTTGACCGCTTCTTCCAGCTGGGCCGTCAGGTTCGACCAGGCGATGGCCCCGGGGTCCATCACCGCATAATAAGTGCAATCGGCCGGCGAGAGCTGATTCGCCACCAGGTCGACCGCGAACCGCCGCTGGAGAGGTCGCCCGTCTCGGTCCCGCTCGTGGGCGATACGAACATTCCAGGCGAGCCTGGATGTCGGTGGGAATTCCTTGCGAAGGGCGGCAAACACCCGGCCCGAGTTCGGGGTGTTCGACACCAACACAAAGTGAACGGTGACGGGGTGGGTCTGGGTCTCGAGGCTCCGGGCCGTGTCGACAATATCCCGGACGTCGGTCCCGTGCGGGCAGGGCACGATGGCATGAAGCCGAACCGAGATTTCCTCACGGGCTTTTTGAATCTGCTCAGCAGGCGTCAGCTCGCCGCCCCAACCACTCTCCTTGTTCCGGCACATGTTGCAGAGTCGGCCCTGGACCAGGACACTATTTGCGGCCCGCTCAACCTTCACGCCCAATTTTTGGTAAGTCTCGTGCCGACCGACGTCGCACACGCCGTCCTTAAGAAAGAGGCACTGACTGCAATCAGTATTAATCAAGATTTCCTCGCCGCCACACTGTACCGCAGGTTCTCGACCACCACTCGCTCGATGTGAAAGCCTCGGGATTCCAGTACCCCGACAATTTGCGGGGCCGAAAAACACCCGAGCCGGCCCTTGTACAAAAAGTCCGCGGCCTCGAGTTCGTTCAGTTTGCCAGTCGACACGGCTTCGCAGACTTGGAGCAGGTCCGTCCCGCCAATAATGACTGTGCCGCCCGAGCCGACCAGGCTCAGCCAGCGGTCCAGTGACCGGTCCAGTTCGGCCGGGTCAACCCGCTCGAGCACATCAAGGATAAGAACCTCGGTCGCCTCGCCGGGGAAAACCAAATCGCCCAGGTCTTCCTGGTCGAACGGTACGGGCACAATGGCCCCGAATTCGTGGCCGGGTCGGTCGGTGATGACAACTCTCATGTCATAGACCATTTGAGTTCGTACGGTTGCGCAGCAATCAACTCGACCATGTAGCGAAGTTTGCCCGCCTGCCAGTTCGGGATGACGGTGGCCTCGTGCGGGCCGAACCCCCAGCTTGCCGCAATTTCTTTCGAGGGGCACATCGACACGTGACCGGTCAGGGCCCGCTCGCGGGCGAGGCGACCGGGGGAAGTTCTGGCAGGAGGAGGAGCATGAAAGAGGGCAATGAGCGGGGCGTGGAGCCCGGCCGAGACCCGTCGAGCCAGCGGAATGGCGGGGGCCGAGAATGGGGCGATGACGAGGTCGTAGTCGTGCTCGATGACCGGCTCGTCCAGCAGGACGACATTGGCGGGCGGCGAAGGCCAGGACTGCTCTATCCCCTCTGAGAGCACCCAGATATTGTGGGCTGACAGGGTCGCCGCCAGGCGACTATCGAATGGGTCACCCGAGCGAAATACGAGAATATCGAGGGAGTCGTCCGGGCCACGGAGAGCCGACCGGACACAGGCAGCGAGCATGCGGGGCATTAGATAAGGTCCAACTCCGTCAAATCGCGATAGAGTTTCCGTCCATCGTCGGTCGTAACCACACCGGGGCCGACGCAGACGCCCTTGCCACCCTTTTCTTTGCCCCTCGCATCAATTTCGATTCGTCGGCCGACCAGTAACCGTTCAATCCATCGTTCGAGGTGTTCGACCTGTTCACGAAGACTACGGACTTCGGCTTCAATGTCTTCCATTTTGAGGTCCAACTTCCAAACCTACCTGTTAAGATGGCGAAAAACCAATAACCGTTTTCGTTCCGTGCAAACCCAAGCTCTTGGCTCGGGTGGCACTATTAAATAATACCATCGCTATCCGTGAAGGCGCTCGTCGATGAAGCTAATGAGCGGGTGTCGCACCACGTCGGCGTCGGTCAGTTGAACAACCGCGATATCCTTGTGTCCCCGCAACCTCTTCATGACATCCAACAGTGGGGGCATCTTCCCGGGGGTCAGGTCGCTTTGAAAAATGTCTCCCGACACCACCACCTTGCTCCCGACCCCGAACCGGGTCAAAAACATCCGGAGTTGACCGGCCGTGGCGTTCGAGGCCTCGTCCAGTATCACGAACGAATTCTTGAAAGTCCGCCCCCGCATGACCGCGAGCGGGCACACGACCAGCTTGTTCTCGAACTCCAGACGCTGAAGGTCCTTCTGCTCGAAAAAATCACCGAAGGCGTCGAAGACGGGAGCCAGGAAAGGGGATACTTTCTCGTTCAGGTCGCCGGGCAAAATGCCCAATTCTTCGTCGCACTGAATGAGCGGCCGGGCCACGACGATTCGCTCGACCTCGCCCGCTTGCAGCATCTTGGCGGCAATACCGCAGGGGATATAGGTCTTGCCCGAGCCCGGCGGGCCGGCGGCAATCGTGACGGTGTGCTTGCGAATGGCATCCGCGTAAACGGCCTGGTTCTTCGTGAGCGGCTTGAGCTGACGGGTCTGCTGGATGCGGCTCTCGACATCCTTATCGCGTTCCCGAACCCAGTCTTTCAGCTCGACACTTTTGCGCATCTTCGAACACCTTCAACAGCCGGGCACCAATGTGCCCGTGGTCGAACTCGCGGACCCGGAGCCGGCCACTGGCTGCCTTGGCAGCCCGACCCACGGCATCCGTGTACGCCTCGCGCATTTTCGTCTGGATGTCCAACAGGTCCGGTGCGGCCCAGGTGGCCCGACCGGTGAACAACTCGGCGTGGACCCGACCTTCGCCGAACACCGGTTCTTTCCGGCAGGAGAGGGGGTAGCCTGTGGTGGTGTCGACGTACTCGCGGAACCCGCCCCAGTCCGTCACAATGGGGGTCTTGCCGAAACCCATCGCGTCGAAGGAGGGATAAGACCAGCTTTCGGCGTGGGAGGGCTGCACGAACACGTCGCAGGCCTGGTGCAGGCCGCACAATTCGTCCTCGCTCAGTCGCTCGCCCAAGACCAGAACGGGGGGTGTCCGGGTCAGCCCGCACCCGGCTTTGATGGCCTCGACGTCACCCGTCACGCCCTTGACAAGCTCGGCGGCCATCATCCGCTCCTTGGAAACCTTAAGGACGAGACCGACCGGTTCGCCAAGGCGAAATTCCTGAACGAAGGCCCGGACGAGCAGCGAGAACCCTTTCCGCTTGACGTACTCGCCGACCGTGTAAAAGAGGAACCGGCCCCGCTTGAATCCCTCGATGGCCTTTGGCACCGGATACTGGCGGTCAAACTTACTGACGTCGGACGGCAAGCCGACGACCTCGACGGGCTTCCGGTAGTGCGGGGACGCTCGCAGGGCATCCGCCTGGTCCCGGCACGGCACCACTTGCAGGTCGAGCAGATTAGCTCGCGAAGCCCACGAGCCAGGCACTGGCTCGGTTTCGGCGAAAAAACTGCCGACGTTCAGGCCGCCCTTGGCGTGGTACTGGTGGCAGTACGGCGGCATGTACTGAAGGAGCACATCCGAGCCGCCCGGGAAACTCTTGCGGCACAGTTCCTGGAGGCGGGGGTGGGTGACCGGAAGATTGGGTGTGAACTGGATGGGGCGACAGGCGACATCGGCCCCGGCACTGTCGAGACTTAGGATGGTTTCGCGGACCGCGTGGCCGAAGCCGGTCGGTTCGGTGAACACACCAGTGACGAGGATTTTCAAATCCGGACCTCCGAGTGAGCGGAGCTCACGCCGACAGAGTCGGTCTGTCGGAACATACACCGACGACGCTCCCAGTAATTCCACTCGCCGACGGTGTTCAACATCTGGTCCAGGGCCGCTTGTCGGTCGAAGGCCGTCCGGCGGGTCTCCACTTCGAGCCCTAAAGCCGAGGCGTCGTTATAGATAAAGCCACCCATCCCACCGGTTGTCGTCCGCCAGTTCAGGTCTCGTGTCATCCGCACGGCGGCGTACGAATCGACCAAATCTGGCCGCCCGAGTACGTTCACGAAACACCAGCGAACCCACTCCTCGTTCGAGAGGCCATCGGGGATTCGTGTGTTCGGTTCGTGATAGCGGGGCGGACTGTCCCAGGTGACCGAATGGTCGCGGAGCGGCACGCTCAGCAGGTGGTCGGCCCAAATTTTGGCGGTCCGGTCGTACGTGTAGTGCTCGAGCACTCCCTTTCGGGCCTGCCAGCCCATGCGACGACGGATGACTTCCGGTAGGGAAAGGAGGTGAGACAACTTCGAAACGAAGTCGTCCTGGTCAGGCATTGCGAACAACCGGTAGGTCTCGGCCTCTCGGTAGAACCGCTGGACCTTGATGGGTACGCCGTGGAGTTTGCGGACAACATCCGACATCGCGCTGTAGTCGACTTCCATTACGGGGACTTCGCATGCCGCCGCCTCGACAGCCGGCATACCCATGCCTTCATTGCTTGAATATTGGACATAACAGTCGAATATATTATAAATTTTCGACAGCGTCTCCCGCGAGACCCCGGCTCCCGAATCCGGCATGACCGCGGTCGACTTGCCGCAACTTCTACAGTGGGTCAAGGCGTCCGAGAACGGGCAGGGGAAAGCCTCGCCGCACGACCGGCAAATGTAGGTGACGAGGACCCGGTGGCCAATGCCGTTGTCCTTGATGAGCCGGGGGATGTCCCAGCCGCCCAGGTCCGGGTAGCAGGTGTGCAGGTAGAGATAAGTTCGGTTCCGGATGTCCTCGGGGGCCTCGCGGAGGAACATCGCGAATGCCTCGCACAGGTCCGGGTACAATTTCCTTTTCATATTCCGCATGACAGTCCCGACGACCAAAGCTCCTTCCGGAAGTCCGATGAGCCGTTTGAGGCTCTCGCGGTCGCCCCGCGGGCGGAAGACCTCCGTGTCGGCACCCGGGGGGGCGGAACACTTCGTCTTGATGCGGCCCCCACCTTCCTGCCGGAGGGTCTCCAGACCCCAGTCCGTGTAAGCAAAAACCGCGTCGGCTTCTAAATAAGACGCTACCCACTGTAGGTTGAGCGGAGCCGCGTCAACAGTCGGCATATGACTATAATGATAAAACTTGCGAAATGGAGACCTAAAAATACATTCATCCATCCAAAAATCGCGCCATGATAAGACTATATCGGGCTTAACATTGAGCAAGGCTTCTTCAAGTTTCCATGCCCCGAACTTGTAGAGGGGGTTCGATTCGTACCGGGCGACTTCGTCCGGCTTGTCGGGGTCGGGAAGTGCGGAGATGAATCGCCAGGGCAGGTCTAAAGCCCGCACATCGTCGAACTGGCCGAACGACCCGAACTCGGTCAGGTCGAACAGGTCGGTCGCGTGCAATCGCTTGAGAAGTTCGTAACCGTAGGTCGCAAAACCAGAATTTAAGAACGAACTTTCACCGGCCACCAAGACTCTCGGCTTACGCACGTTCGAAATTCCGGCAGGAAAAGAGGTGGGCTCCAAAAAAGACGACGAGGAAGGCCACATGACCACCCTCGCCGTCCCGTCACTTTTCTACCTTGCTGGTCTCGGTTTTTGGCCCCTCGGTCACTTTCGTGACGATAGTCTCACCCTTTGGCTTTTCGACTGCCTTCACCACCGGCTGCGTTTCGGCCGGGACGACCGGAGGATTCACCGCCGCCAAAACATGTACGGCGTCCGGTAACTTTACCTTGTGATTGGGAGTCGACCGAAATCGTTCGACCGCATCGTTCTTATCCGTCACCAGAACCTCCTTGTGGTTATGCCACGGCCGCACGAATCCTCGACGCCACCTCACCAGGAGTTGTGTGGCGACCGTTCAAATACCGCCCCACATCGAATAAATACTCGGCCTGGTGGAATTCGAGTCCGAAAAATTCGGTTACGGCCCGCCAATTCTGTGACTGGCCGTACACCACATGAAACCCACCCGGGCCGAACTTGAATCCGTCCCGGTTGAACTCGTCGATGGTGCCGGCCCAGCCCACGGCACACCCGGCGAACCCACACTTGGAATCCGCGGGCCGTTCGACCCACTTACCGAGGCTGAAATCATGCGGCGGAACCGTGTCGAGCCGGTCGGCCAACGTCAGCAATCGTTCCTTATTAATGGTGTTCATGCTTTGCTCCTTAGAAGGGAATGTCGTCATTATGACCGTCGCCGCCATCCTCATCAGGCGGGGGAGGGGGAGCGACTGGAGCCGCAGACTTGGCCGGCTTACGACCGCCCTTGGAAGCCCGGGTCTTCACCGACTGTGCGTCGGCTCCGCCGACCGCCGGAGATTCGCCTTCTTGGGAGCCAGAAGACCCTCCCGAATTCGCGGGGACATCCGAGGAGCCGCCAGGAGAGGCGGAGCCACCACCACCCAGGAACTCCACGTTCTCCACCACGACCTTGTGCTTGGACCGTTTCTGCCCGCTCTGCTTGTCGTCCCAGGTGTCGAGCTGGAGTCGGCCCTCGACGAGTAGTTCGGACCCCTTCTTGGCCCACTGCCCAATCACGTCGACCAGGTTTCGGCTACCCTCCGCTCGCGAGTAGGCCTCGCAGTCCACATACAGGGGATTCGGGTCGTTCTCCCACTCTCCCGTCTGTGGGTTCTTTCGACTGCGGCCGACCGCGAATCGCCACTTGATGACCGAACTGCCGCCTGGGAGCGTCCGAGGGGCGTCCGGGTCCGCCGTCAGACGACCAATCAGCAAAACTTTGTTGTAAGACGCCATGCAATCCTCCTCGTTAATAAATAATACCTACCAGAGCGATAGCCTGAATCATGTTCGGGCCAGCCCTGTAATTAATACTACCTACCAAACTCGACAACAAAGCGTACACTCCGTCCCGTCCTGAAAACGGTTCAGTGCCAATGACGGATGGGGGCACTCACTTTGAACTTTTGCGATTTCTGCTTCGAGAACCATCAAGGCCCTATTCCGCTCTTCGTCGATTTCCAGCTTACGTTGACGGAGATAATCGAGCCTCTCACGGAATTGGTCGAGTTTCGCGAACTCTTCGAGCAGTTTCTCGCCTTCGTCTTGGCCGAAGCCAGCCTCATAAAGAGCCATGCGTATTACGTTTTCGACTTTCATAAATAGTCACTTTCAAAGTTGAATAGCGCGGTTCACAATGAACGAAACACCCTTTTTGTAGTCCCGCTCCCCCTCCAGCAGAACCGTGTTTTTAGCCCGGAACAGTCGCCCGAACTTCGCCCATGTGTCGGGGAATACGACGACATCCGGCAGGGAAGCGGTACGGTCCGCCACCGTCACGAACGCCATCTCTCGCCCGTCTTTCTTCGTCCGGATTATCCGGACATCTTTTACCTCGCACGCCAGCATCAGGTGCCCGGCCTTACCCGCCAGAAACTCCCCGCACGTCACGTTGGCCGACGACACGTCGCACCCGTCGACCCGGGAACAGGTCAGGGCGACTCCCAGGTACGACTCTTCCATCGCGCAGAGCAAGTTCGGGTGGTCCGCATCGGACGAGGCCTGGTTCTCGAGCATCAGGGCCAGGGACCGGACCAGGTCGGCCCGCTTGTGGTTCGAGCACCCGCCGCCTTCTTTGCGAGTTCGACCAAGGCTTTTCAGAGCTTCCACGAGAGTCGTGCCCGGAGCTTTGCTCCGCACCCATTCTTTCTCGATGTCCGTCAACTCCAACCAGGCATCGAATTCCTTGCCCATCCGGGTTCGGGTCACGCCGGTCCAGTCGAACGCCCCGGCCCCGACCCAAGCGCGCATTGCGGTTGAGGCCACCGTGTCGGCCGCCCTGTACAGAAAATCGGGCCAGGTCCAGCCGCCGAAGCCGTCCGGGAACGCCTCGGATAGCTTTTGGGGCTGTGACGGCCCGACCCCCTTCACGTCCGCCAGTCCGAACCGGACCGAGAGTCCGTCCGAAGAAATTGTGGTGGACAGGGTTCGCACGTCCGGGACCAGCACTTCGAGCTCGTACTGCCTGGCGTTTTCGACCAGTTCGAGAACTTCTTCTTGGGAGTCGGCCGCGTCCTGGGCGTTCTTCAGCCACGAGGCAAAGAACCAGCCCAAGATGTGGGTCTTCAGGTAGGCCGTCTGATAAGATTTCTTTGCATAAGAAATAGAGTGGCTCTTATTAAATAAGTATCGTCCAGACTTACGAATGTTAGAGAATATGGTTTCGGCTTCTTGCTTGCCGACCAGTCGCTTGGCGACCGCTTTTTCGACAAACAGGAGCCCGACCTTGTCCATCGCGGCCATATCCTTCTTGCCGGCCGCTTTTCGCAGCATGTCCTGCTCGACCAAGTCAAACCCGGCCAGGACTTCGGCAATTTTCGTCATCTGCTCCTGGTAGAGCATGAGGCCATACGTTTTCCTTAGCACCTCTTCCAAAGCGGGATGAAACGGGGTCGGGGCCTCCAAGCCGTTCTTCCGGCGACAGTATTTTTCGGTAACTGTCATTCCATCTTCCATTTGAACCTCAAGGCAACCCGGCCTTATCACCGCTAATAGAGCTCCCAAGTGCTCGATACTCTCGGGCTTCAAAATGGGGCTCCACTTGCGACCGGTCCCGCCCTCGACCTGAAAGAGACCCTTGGTTCGACCGGTTGCGTAGATGGCCCATGCCGCCTTGCAGTCGGGCAGGTGGTCGGGGTCAATATCGATGAGCGGAGGGGCCCCGGGCCGAGGTGGCGGCCCGGTCACCGGGAATTCGCAGCCACACTCAAACCGGTACATCATGAGAGCAGAACTCCTCCACAGTTTTTAGCCGAGCCGGCGAACGGCACGCGAGGCCGAAGCGACTGGTAAAGAGTGAGCATCTTCACGGTCACCCATGCTTCCTGAAGACAGTCGAAATATGCCCGGTGAGCCCCTTCTTGGCTCATGCCGAAAAACTTCCGAAGGCCGTCGAAGGACGGGATTGGGCCTTTCTCGTCCTGAAACCACCACCGGAACAAGTCATGTTTCCAGTCGAAAATGACACCTTCGCGGAAAACCGGGTTGTTGCCGGCCTTGTCCGCCAACTTTTGCTCGCGACAGAACCGGTTCAAAAGCGGGAGGTCGAACAAACTAATGTTGAACCCACACGGAATCGCCTTCTTGCGGCCCGTGATTTTCTTGATGTGTTTGAGAAACCCGTCGATGACCGCCGGTCGGACCGGAGCGTTTCTCAGCATCTCCTTCGTAATGCCCGAGACCGACAAAGCCTCCCGCTTCTTGTCCGTGTCGTCGACTGTGTCGAGGTCGATTGGTCGGGCCAGTGATTCGAACTCCGAACCCGGAATAATTGTGAGCTTGTTCGGGTCCAGGGCCACGCACGCGATTTCCACGCACTCGCACGTGTCGATGTCGAGGCCGTTCGTTTCCATGTCGAACACGACGAGAGGATTTTCTAGCAGCATACGGCAGGGTACTCCTTCTCGTCTTTTTCGGTATGTCCGGGGAAAAAGACGGTCATAGTCCCGTCCTGGGCTTGTTCCAGTTCGACCGCCGGCATGCACGCGGCCGAGGCGAGCAGGTCCCCCGACAGGACCAGGGGCTGACCTTTTTCCTGTTGGAGGACGACCGCCCCGATAATCTGGTGGAGTGTTTCGACGACCTCGGACATTTGCACGTGGTTATTCCGGAGGGCGTCTCGCAAGGCTTTGTTTTCGTCCTCCAAGACTTCAACTTCTTGAATGGCATCGGCGAGGTCTTCACGGGCTACCCGGTCGGCAAATCGGGCACGGAGTTTACGCAGCCAACGCATGAGCCTGCTCCTTGACAGAACGAAAGAATTCAACCCATTTGGATTCGAAGGCCTTACCCCGTTGAACCAGTAACGAAGCACTGTACCAGGGGGCCAAGACAGTTCCCGGCAAATAATCGAGCGGGACAAACCGTCCGACGAACTCGTCCAGTTTGACGGTCTTGGACCGTGATAAAACTGTGGTCGACAATCGACCCAGTGTGACAACAACTTTGGGCCTCATGGCCCTCATTTCTTGCCACAGCCAGCCCTTGCACTGGTTCACACAGGGAGCCGATGGTTTACCCCCGCATCGCACCAGCAACGTCATGTAGGTCTGCTCGTGAGGCAAGCCTGCCATAAGCATAACTTTCTTTAGAAGTAGTCCGGAACGTTCCTCGAACGGCCTACCCAGCAACCCTTCGTCGCCGGTCGGGCCGTCGCCCACAACCATAACGGAGGCGGTTTCGGGTCCGAGGCCGGGAACCGGCTCATCCTCCCCGCGAAGTTCACAACGGCGACAGGCAAGGATTTCCTCTTTGACAACCGGCAAAGAGTGCATCAAGAAACCCTCCCGGTTCGGGCCCCGACGCAGGCGTCCAAAATTTTATCGGACGCGCGTGTTGCCAGAATGTCGAACTTGAGAATTCCGGCGGCCTCGACCCCGTGCATGTCGAACCCTGTCACCATCCGCTTGGTGCTCTTGTCGTAGACCATCGGGACCTCATCCCGGAGCGGGGTCGGCGAGATGACGATTCCGGACGGGTGCCGCCCCTGGCTCTTCTTGTTACCCTCCAGCCGCATCGCCTGTTCGAAGTGGGCGGCGAGTGGCCCCTCCAGGGTCCCGTCTTCGTTCAGCGTGCAATATTCGCGGAGGGCGTCGGGTTTATTCTCGAGGGTCCAGCGAATGCTCGAGGCCTCGCCTTCTTCTTCCATCATGTCCTGGAGTTCGTCCGAGATGGCCGCCTTGTCCGGGATGGCCGCCGTGACTTTTTTGCGGTCCTCGAACGAGCCCCACGAGTGAGCCCGCAAGACCGCCGTGATGGCCTCGCGGCCCTGGAGCTCGGCGAACGTCGCCATCTGGGCCACGTGTTCGTCCCCGTACTTGGTCCGCACATACTCGATGATTTGGTCCCGTTTGCCCGAGGGAAAGTCGCTGTCGATGTCGGGCATGGCGTACCGGCCGTGTTCGGGGGAGTGCCTCCCTCTATTAAAAAATCTAACAAACGATAGTTCATATAGTACAGGGTCCGTATCTGTAATGTCGGCCAGGTAGCTGACGAGGCAGCCGGCGGCCGACCCCCGCCCCGGGTCTTTCGGACACCCGAGCACCTCCTGGGCGTACTTGTTGTAATCGCGGACAATCAGGAAATAGGGGGCAAGCCCGACCTCGGTCAACGTCGCTAGTTCTTCCCGGATGCGGGCCGAGTATTCTGCCCGACTCCCCTGTCCCCTCGCGAGCAGCGGTTCGACCTTCCGGTTCCAGCCGTCCCGGCAAATCTCCCGCAGGTACTGGTCTGGTGACTTCCCTGCCGGACATTCGAACCGCGGAAGTTGAGGCGGCTTCAAGATGTCGTACGGCTCGCACATCTCGGCGATTCGGAGCGTGTTTGCCAACTCCTCGGCTGTCTGACCTGCTTCAGCCATCTCCTCGTAAGACGGAATGTGATAGCGGTTCGAGCGGAAGAAGCCGCCCAGACCGATATCTTCGCCGGCCGCCAGCTTGCGTTCGGCCTCGGCCAGCGTCGTGTCGATAGCCGAGCACAAAAGGACTCGCTGGTCCTTGGCATCTTCCTTGGTGGGATAGTGAGCGTCCGGAGTGGCCACACAGGGGATGCCGGTTCGGCGGCTGATGTCCCGGAGGATGCTCGCGACGATGCCGGCGGCCGGGCAGTTCTGGTGGTCAATCAGCTGAATTTCGAGGAAAAAGTTGTCGGGGCCGAACAGTTCCCGATAGAGCCCGGCCAAGTCCGTCACGTCCTTCTTGAGCGACCGCTGGTCCTTGACGAAACCGCGAGCCTCCTCGTAAGTCCGGGCCCCATACGCGGCCTTGGGGTCTGCAAAGCAGATGTTGGCCAAGTCCGAGCCGGGGTGGCCACTGAAGGTGACCCAGTTCCCCTTCGCGAACGCCGCCAGTTCGGTGAGGCTCAGACGCGGCTTGTAATAATAATGCTCGGGCCGGTTGGACGCGGTCGACGCCTGGACCAGATTCCGCCAGCCGTCCTTGTTCTTGGCCAGGACACACAGGTGCGAAAGCGAGCGGTTCTCGTTGTCCCGCTGGGTTGCGCTCTGTTTGCACAAATAGAACTCTTCGCCCAGGATGGCTTTGAGCGGGGCCTTCTCGTAGCCGGGGCATTCGACTCCCTTGAGTACGCACGGGCCCTTGCCGCCGTCTGCGTGTCGGTCGGGCTGGTTTCCGCAGTGCTTGCAAGCAGCCGACATTGCCTTTTGAAAGGCCGGAACCCCTGAAACATTCCCGTGGTCAGTGATTGCACAAGCCGGAGCACCAATATGCCGGGTTCGAGCGGCCACCTGGTGGGGCTTGGAAAGTCCGTCGAGCAAGGAGAGCATTGTATGACAATGCAGTGGGACATATGTCATATTATTATCCTTTTCGTTGTCGACCGCGAATAATATTGGAAATCTGCGATTTGCTTACCCCAGTGATGGCAGAAATTTGGCCGTAGCTCTTGCCACTGTCTCTTAACTCTCTCACCTCATCGATTACCTGCTGGCCGTACTTCCAGCGGTGATTCCCGTTTTCTGCGAATTTTCGTGGAGAGTAATTGGGGTCCTTCCATGTTTTATTCGTCACAATATTTCCAATGGCTGACGTCGTAACACCGAATTTATCGGCCAAGGAACCTTTGGACCACTTACCGGTGTCCCAGAGTTCTCGGATTTCCGCAACTAGCAATTCGGTCAGTTTGGCATTGCAGTTGCCTTCTCCGCTCCTGGCGTTTCCGGCAGCCACCATATCTTGACTGTTGTCTTTGTAGGTGCCCAGAACCAAATGTGCTGGGTTTACACAGATAGGATTGTTGCATAAGTGGCGAACAACGACGGAATTCGGAATATCTTCAAGGCCGAAGTTGTGAGCCAAAAGAAACGAAAGCTTGTGGCAATTAATAGTATTGTCAATTTGTTTAAGATAAAAACCACCATAGCCTTCTAAGTTTTTCTTTCCCGCTGTCCAATGCCAACAGTCGCCATTTGGGCCAAGTCCAGGCGACTTGTTGACCTTGGACCAAAAGCGTTCAATCTGCTCGGGCTCAAGAAATGCCGACACCGCCTGTTCTCCGCTTGTCACGAGTCTTTATACAGTTCATATTATAGTGTCCGGCAGGGAAGGTCAAGAGATGTCCCATGTCCCTCTCCTGCCGGAAGTGAACTTCGTTCACCTGTTGTCGCCCGACCCCCCAATCACCCCGCGAGCCTTCCGCGAGGCCAGCTTGTCGAGTAACTCCTGACAGACCTTCTCGAGAGTCGAACCTACGTCGTGGATGACCGAAGGCCCGTACCAGCACACATCGCCGACTTCCTTCAAGATTCCGACCTTGGCATCCTCGGAAATCTGGGAAACCAGTCCGGCCAAAGCGTCCAGGAACCCCCGTGGGAGCTTGTCCGTGCGGTCCCGCAGTCGCTTCTTGAGGTGTTCGCACTGGCGGCCGGCGTTCATAGCCTCGGTTAATGACCGGTAGAGCTCCTTCAACAGGCAGGAAATATCTGACCAGTCGGTCGGAGGTCCGGCAGGGAAGAGGGCAGCCCGGACTTTTTCAGCGACCTCACCGGCTTCCCCCGCCAGGCCCAGCACGGGGTAAACCACCGAAGCTTCGCTGGGGTAAGCCGCCGTCTCGCGAACCTTGGCCTGAAAAGTATCGAGGTCCATTTACTATTCCTTATGAGAGTCAGAAACCAGGGCCAGATTGAGCGGTAAGCCGCCGTTGTTCAACAAAAACTGTTCGGACACTTCGCGAACTTCGAGCGGAATCCCGGCGAGGGCTGCCAGGTCTTGAGCCGTAATAAAGGGGCCTTCGACTTTCAGGACGCCGTCTTGGTAAAGACCGGACCATCCGCCGTCGATTTCAACTAGGGTCAGGCTCATACCGTCTCCCGATTAGATTGGCCGCCGCCGCTGCCGTAATTCTTATAAGCGTTAAATCGTCCGTGTTTTACCATTGCCCGTTCCAGACCCAGCTTCACGACATCTTTGTGGACCACATTGCAAATGCTGTCGCTCGACTCCTTATATTTATTGCGACCGAAGTAGCAGAAACTGCCACACTTCCACCGCTTCGCCGGGTCGTCCATGATTCGTGCCGGCTTGTTGTCGTGGCGAATTAGCTCGAACCGCTTTCGGAGCATGTCGAGCGCCCGCGGCACGTCGACTTCCCGGTTAAATGGGATAGTAAACGGCATTCGAACCTGGGCGAAAAAGATGGTCACCAGCGTGGTCCGGTATTGGGGGTAAAGCCGGCTGAGGGCATAAAAATAAAGAAGAAGTTGGGGGTCCTCGTATAGGTCCTTGTACTCTTTTGGCTTGTCCTTAGCCCAATCCCAGAGCCGGCCCGACTTCCAGTCTAGATACTCGAGAACACCCTGGTTCACTTCCGTAATCAGGTCAATACTACCTTTGACGGCCAGTTGGCCCACCAGTTTTTTACCCGTGAACGGGTCGGTGTATTCGTACCGAGCCCAGGGCTCATCGACCGTTAGGTCGAAATATTGCTCCGGACAAACAATGTGTCGGTTTAGCGGATTAAAACACCCATCGTTGAACTCGACCACGTCCCGGGTCCACCGCAAGCAGTCGTCGTAATCTGCCCGTGGCCAATTGTGCCCACTTTCGTTGAAGTGCGTGTAATGCCGCCAGGCTGCTTCGACCGCAGCCTCGACACTGATATCTTCGGCCCAGAACTGGCGGCCGAGCTCGTCCTCTCGGAATCCAGCCAATCCCCCCTGTTCGCACACCTTGCGGTGGGCCAGGAGTTCGAGAGCCTTGTGAACAATTGAGCCCTTCTCAGTCTTAAAATTCGGCTTCTGTTGGATACCTAAAGTATAGTTAAGATAGAACTGGAAGGGGCAAAGGGAGTAAGTGCCATACGAGGAACTTCTCAGGTATGTGATAATCAATTGTGTACCCCAACCCCCAGTTGGGTGTCAACCACTACGGTCGGTTCCCTCGTCACACTCTCGAGTTCCGGCAGGGAAATGTCTATATACCAGATGGGGTCCGAGTCCTTCACGTCGTGGTCGGCCAAGTATTGCTTGAACTCACCCCAAGTCATCGCGAACTCCCTCCGTCGTCCGAAAATGGAACAAACCGGTCGGTCGGGTCGAGCGTGTAGGCCACGCCCAGGTAATTCACGACCGTGCGACCGTCGAGCGTATCGACACACTGTTCAACCCAGTCCCGGGCCTCCTGCAATTCCTTCTCGGCCAGTTCCAAGACTCGTTTACGAGTCGCGTAATCCTTAAGGGCCTCACGAAGCCCGACGGGCAAATTGTTGATGTGGTTCATGGGTCCGCTCCGCTCACCTGTGAAGAAAATCCCGACTCGAAAGAAATCCGCCAAACTTCGCCATATTTTCCAGCCGCTTCTTGAACTCACACAGACCCCAATTATTCTGAATCACCACGTCGCACTCACGCTCGGTGAATGTCACCGTGGGGTCTGGTGGGACTCGGTCGTTTTGAACCCACACAATGAGGTCGAATAGCCCTTCGGCCCGAGCCGCGGCGACCTCCGCAATATCCCGCACCCCGCCCGTCAATGGCCCAACCGCCAACGCCTCGCGAATCAGCTTTGTGGGGTCGTCTTGGCGGATTTCATCGCCAATTCGTTTCCATATCTCGCGGTTCTGGTGGCGTTCGGCGTACGCGAGTTCCTTTGGAACTCCAAGGGCTTCGGCTACGTACTTGGCCAAGTACAGGCTGGTCGTTCCGGCATTCTTGAGCCCGGTAATGAGGGCCAAGTGCTCGAGGGCCGTATCTTTGCCTGCCCTGCCATGTCCGACAACGAGTAGTCGTTTTGTCGACACTAAAACTACTCCGTGGATAGGTCACTAAGAAATCAGGGGAATTAGCTCGGCCCGAATCTGTTCGGCAGTCATATCCCCGGGGTCCTTACCCGGCAGTTCAACTGCCCGAACCCGGAACGACCGACGCAGTTCCTTGATAAGGTTCGCCCGTCCGGCCGCCCCCGCGGGGTCCGAGTCCAGGAGGGGGATGACCGTGTGGGCCCCGGAGCCTTCCAGCAAAACCTGCTGGGGGTCGCTGAGATTCACCCCGAAGAGGGCGACCGAGTTTCGCACCCCGGCCATCTCGAGCTTGAGCACATCGAGCGGGCCCTCGACCAGGACCACCCGCCCCAGGGTCCGAATCGGCTCGCGAGCCGCCCACCAGTTATACAGCGTGTGCTCGACGGGGAATCCGCGGCTATGTCTCCACTTGGTGCTTCTCGCTTCGCTCGTCGCACCGGACGGACAACCCTCTTCGGGATTGTGCCAGAGGCGACAGCGTGCGCAGCACTCCCACACACTGCGTCCAGTCCCCCCGACCACCCGCCGGCCTTCCCGGTCAAAAATGGGGACCACCGCCCTCTGATACATCTCGGCACCAGGGTCCGTCGCGCGGGATTCGCCCACCAGATACCGCTCGAGAACCTCGCGGGAACACCCCCGCTTCAAAAAATATTGGGAGGGAATCGACAGCCGGTCCCGGGCGACCTTGGGGTCCCAGCCCTCACTTCGCGTCTCTACCGCCCGCCCCAGGACCGCCATGTCCGCCACGAACCGCCGCTTCTCGGCCGCCACCAGGTCTGCCTTGAGACTGTCCCAGCTCTGGCCGACGAACCCGCACAGGTACTGGATGACTTCCGTCATCGGGACAAGCTTGCGGCTCCCCGGTTCCCACCCCAGGTCCCGCCGGGACAGAATCCCGCGGACCAAGCCCGGGATGTCCCCGACGAACGTCTTGTGGCACTCGCGGGTCCGGCAATACCAAACGCCCCGCGTCGTGTGCCCGTCCGGGTAAAAATTCCAGCCGTTTGCCCGGTCGCCGTCATGAACAGGGCAGGGACCCAGGTACAACTTGCCAGTTCGCCGACACCGCACGTCCAGTTGCGTCAGTAGCTCATCGGTCTTGTAGGACGCGAGTTCTCCCAAGAGACTCAGTCTCGCATGGTCGACATCCGAGAAGCGGTGATGGCTAGAACGCGACATCCGCACCCCCATCGACCGAGAACGGTTTGGTCGGGTCGCTCGCCCGCAGCTGGTTGACCGTGGGGCCCTCGGTAATCAGGCAGCAGTCCCGCTGGAAGTCCACGTAAATAAAATCATCTCCGTCGAGTCCGGGCCCATGACGACATTCCGAGACCTTGAACTTGCGGTTGAACTTTTTTTTGCGGCCCGTTTGGTCGGCCATTTCTTCGTCGGTCAACGGCTTGAAAATCGTGAAGTTGCTGCACAGCCAAATGATGCGGTCCGAGCCGGAAGCGGCCGTCGAGTTTTCGGCCTCAATGCCGTCCCGGTTGAGCTGGACAAACAGGACAATGGGCACCCCATACTTGACCGCGAAGTTGTGCAGGCCGGTCATGATGAAGCCCAGTAATTGGAACTCCTGGAGGTGCTTCGAGAGCCCCGAGGCCTCCATCAGCTTCAGATAATCAAAAATAATCAGGCAGGGCTTGGCCTTGCCGTCCGACCCGAGCCCAACCCGGCGGACCAGCCACCGCCGCATAATCGCCACGGTCTCCTCGAACGGCTGCCCGGCGATGCTCAGTGGCTCGTACGGCATCGGGCGGATAACGTCGGCCGCTGCCGCCACCTTCTGTCGTCCCTCCTCCGTGCTCGCGAACTTGCCCGTCTCGATGGTCTTCATGGGGACCCCGGACAGGGCGGCCAGCATCTTGACCTTGTGGTCCTTGTCGGTCATCTCCGTATCGAGGTAGAGGACAGGCAAATTCAACTGCGAGGCAACAAACCTTCCAATATTCAAACCCAGGGAAGTTTTCCCGGTTTTTGGACGAGCTCCGAACACGTTCAGTGTGCCCGGCCTGGCTCCGCCCCCGACTGCCCGTTCCCAGTTCGGCAGGCCCAGAGGCAGCCCCATCTGGTCAACTGGATGCTGCTCCAGGTGGGCCAGGAACAGGTCAATGTCGGCCCCGATGGGTTTCGGGCCGTCCTGCTGGTCCTTGGCGAGACCGTTAACGAATTCGAAGACGGGGGCCTCGAGCAGGTTCAGGATGGCCGCGACCGACTCGTCCCCGGTGACCTTCAGCAGCCCGTCCTTGATTTGGTCGCCGATTTCGAGCCCGGCCCGAGCGACTTCCAGCTTGCGGACCTTCGCCGCGAGCTTGCGAGCATTGTTTTTTTCGACCGGCGTATTCAGAACCGCCCGCAGATGCTTGAGTTCTTCCGCGTCCTCAAACACCGTTTCAAGTCCGATGGCCCGAGCTGCGGATAAAATCGACGGGACATCCGGCACGCATTCGGGGTCCTGGCCGAACAGGTGTCGCAGGCACTTGAAGATGGTCCTATTGCTATCAACCGTGAACGAGCGGTCGGTAACCAAATCGTCCACGTCAATAAAGACATCTGCTCCGTACCGGAAGCAGGCCCCCAAAATTGCCCGCTCAGACCAGACGTCGCAAAGCTCATCAGGCATTTACTGTTCTCCAGAACAGTCAGGAACGAAAGCACCGCGGACACACGTTGTCCATCCGCTCGTCGTCGCCCGCCACCCGTCGGTCCACGTCCCAGGGCTCGGCCTCGTACGTGCGTTCGCATCTATCACATTTAACCTTCACCCTGCGGACATCCACCTCGCCCCGGTCGCCGCGAGAGGTTGGCTCCTTCCCTTCCCAGAACTGGCGGTCCTCTTCCAGCTCCTTGACCGCATCCTTTTTGTTGGGTCTGAACGTGTTCTTTTTGACGCCAGTCTGGACCTTTCCGGAGGTCATAAACTTGCGGCCGTCGGGAGCCGTGGGGTTTGGTTGCACACGGAACTGGTCGGCGATATCCGGCTTGTTCGACTTTGTCGAACTGGGAATATCAAGCAGGACGGCCCCGGTCGTATCGAGGTCAGGTAGGTCGATAGCCTTCTGGGGCTTCTGGGGCTTCGCCCCAGCCTCGCGGCTTTTTTTGGGTGCCGACCTCTTCGGTTTGGCCGCCGCCTTTTTCTTGGGAGGTGAAGTTCCCGCGAGCTTTGCGAGCTCTTCTGTCGCCTCCAGGGCATCACCCATTCGACCCGCTTCGATACTATGGCGGATTTTCTCTTTCAGTTCCGCCACGGTCGGTTTCTTACTGGCCATGTCGTTCCCCTCTCCTCGAATAAGCAAGCCGCTCGTATGACTGGGCTACCCGGTCCACGCGAGCGGCAAAGAACGCGAGCCGCTTGGCCTTCACCGAGGCCCCAACCCGTTGAAGGTCAGTCGCCCGAGCTTCGACGCTCTGGTTCAGTGCCAGAACCCGCCGTTCGTGCGGGGTGTAAGCCGGCTGGTTCGCAAGCGAACATCGTAACAACGAGACTACCCGTTCATCGAGCAGGACTGCGTCAGCTTCCTCCCTCTGGGCCAATCTCGAAAGGTACGTCGCGTACATACTCAAGGTCACCGCGGCGTCGGCCAGCTCTTCTCCGGACAGCCTGCGGCGGTCGTCCGGGGTCAGCTCTAGTAGTCGAACGGCCTCGTCCTTGATGAGGGGGACCTGAAGGGTGGGTAAACCCACGTCAAGTTCCCACTGGTCCAGCCTCTGGTGCTGGAGAGCCAGCCAGCCAGGCGTTGCGGAGTTGTCCGGCCCATCCCTCTCGCCTATCGTCATGTAAATGCACCAGAACAATGCCGTTGAGTTCGCAAAACTGAACCTTGAGCCGGTCGCGGTGGACCTGCTCGCGGAACTTGGCTTGCGAGCCGTGAAAGTGGGGGGTGAACTGCCGGTGCTGAACGCCCTGGACCTCGACGGCCAGCTTCCGGGTCGGCAGCAAAAAATCCAGATACAGCGGTCGCTGGCACCCCGGCAATGATACCTCTTCGTGCGGGGGGTCGAAGGGGTAGAGCTCGACCAACAAGCGGCGGGCTTCCAGATGCCCCGAGGAACGCACGCGAGTGTCCGCTACTACCACCTTCCGGGCCAAGTCCAATTTGTAAGTGCGAAAGTCCAGACCGGTCACCTGCATGTGTGGGACACCTTTCGGCAGTTGGCTCCGCCGACGGGAGCGAAGCTTCCATAGTCACCTTTGGCGACCGGAACGCAGTTCCGGCAGGAGAGGGAGGTGTGCCCTCACCCGCAGATTTCCATGTGCTTTCCGATGGCGAGCAGGTCGGCTCGCGACCCCCCGAGCGACACGAGGATTTTGCCGAGTACCTGGCGGGGGACCTGGTAGATATTCACAACGACCAGAACATCGGGCTTGAGGTCCGCCACTCGACCGAGGGACATAGCCACGACCTCCGTATTCCAGACCTTGAGCGAGGTGCGGTCGAACTCGACTGTGACCTGCTCTTTGCAGCCGAAAAGTTCGGTCGACAGTTGCCGAAGAACCTTCTTGGCTTGGGCGTAAGTCGGGGCGGTGACGACAACCGACTCATGCGGCCCTTCTTGAGCCGTGAGGGTTCGAACCAGATTGACGACATCTTCCACGCCGAATGTCGCCAGCAGCATGATGTTTCCCTGCCGGAAAAAAGGATTAGCCACCTTAGGCCCCAGACGAAGCCGCCGGCCGGATAAATGGTCCTACCGCTTCATAAAGTGCTGCAATCCATGCAGGATGGTCCTTTAACAATTGCAAGGCCTTTTCTTTGCCCTGCACTTTCACTACCTCCTTATCCGCGTAGTCAGTTCCCTTGCGGAGCTCGGGTTTCTTCTCCAAAAAATCGAACGTGTACCAACCGGTCCCGCTGATGATGCCGAAGGCGTTGGCAAGCAAGAAGAGTTCATAAACCTTGTCGACGCCGACCCCGTACCGTATCCATGACTCGACCTTGCCTCTATTGCCGATGCTGGAGTTCTTTATCTCCCAAGTCACCTGGAGGCCAACTTCTTCTGCGTCTTCTGCGTCAGATGTCTTCCAGGGCCGACTAGATTTGAGACAGAGCCAGAGGTCGGTCTGATGCTTAAATCTCGATGGGACTTTTTCGAGCACCCATGCGCCTTTTCCTGATGTATTGCTATACATTTGAACGATGCCTACCACGATGTTCCCGTTAACGCGACACACCGGCCCGTAAATGTCGCAGAAGCGGCACACGTACTTGTTGCCCGCCCCCCGGTCCTGGGCGTCCAGGTTCTCGTTCATCATGTCCGGATTGACAAGGGCACTCACGCTGTCAATCAGGAGAACGCCACCTGGGCAACTCTTGAGAAACCGCCCGCCGATGTCTAAGAAATCTACGCTACTTAGCAATCTGCCCTTTTTAGACTCGATGAAATAAAGATGCGGCTCGGTGTACTTGAGTCCCTCAATCCCCATAAGGTCCCGCTGACTAAGGCGGTGTTCAACGCTCAGAATCATGACCGGTCGAGACCCGTTTTCGGGCTTTTGGCACTCGGCCAGGAAACTCAGGGCCGTAACACCCTTGCCGGTCTTCGGCGGCCCGGAAATGGTCACGAAAGAGCCATCCGGACATCCTTTTACCTTCGTGTCAATTCCCGGACTAAAAGGAATAATGTTCGGCGGGTTTTCAAGCAGGAACTGGCCCGGTCGGATAATGCCGGCTCCGTACTCCTTGTCGACCTCAGCGATAAGGCGAGCAATCTCGGACGACACACTGCTATCAGGCTGAGACTGGGTTTTCTTGGCCATTTTCTTGTCTCCGAGGGTTTGCGTCCGCTACTTTTCGACACCACTCAATAAACTCGTCTTGACCGTAGTCGAGTTTCATCATGTTGATGTCTTTATGGACCCATTGGACATTGCCTATGTAATAACCATATTCTGAGTTAATTCGGTCAAGAGATGCGGTTATATTGTCATACCGGTATGAGCCAAATGAAATAGGTTGCTTGGTCAGGGCACAAAGCCCTCCTTGTGACTCGTAAAGTTCCCATAATTCTTGAATTGTGACCCGGAACTCCAACCCGCGAGTTTCCGCACCTTTCTGTATGAAAAAGAAGGTAGTCCGCGATATTTTTCCATATCCTCGCCAATTGACGTTTTCTTCTTGTTGCTTTCCCAGATTACAAGGTCGACAGTAGGTGGATTTGCCTCTTCGAAGCTGCGAACCCATCACCGACCACTTTTTGCCACATTCATGACACAAGCAGATGAACTTGAACCCCTTATATTTTATGCTTCGGGGTCTTGAGTCGAACTTTATCACCTCCCACTTGCCAAACCGTTCTCCCTCCCGAAGCATGTACTTTTGGGCTCGTTGTTCCTTTCTTGCGCAGCTTCTGCACTGGCTACTTCGCCCCTTGACAATGATATGTTTATAAACCGAAAAGGTTTTTCCACACGGAGTGCAAATACACAGGTATTTTATGCTTCCGCGGCTCCCTCTTACTGGGTCGACCTCAATAACTTTCCATTTGCCGTAAAGACCTCCTGGGACCAACGGCTTTCTCTCACCCTTCATCCAGCCGCTCCAAAATACTGCGATTCAACACAAAAGGTGGCCTGATACTTTTTAGGTTTTGAACCGGTGGTTCAGGAATCACTGGCTCGGCCGGTTGGTCCTGTCGTAGCCGCTCCGCGACATCCAATTTGTGTTGTTCGGCCTGAACGAGCGGGTCGAACCAGGGGGCCGCCAGCGATAGTACCTTTTTGCCCTCTTTCGACCTGAGAGCCGCCGAGATGGCCCGGGGCGAATAAAGTCGCAACAGGGCGAGTGCCGCCCTCAGTTGCTGTTTATAACAGCGTTCCCAAATCGTTTTGTATTGCGGGTGTGACCAGAACTTCGGGGGCAATTCTACGTTCTTCGAACGGGCTTGGCGAGCACACAAGAACTCTGCCAACCAGTGTTCTACTTTAACCTGACCTGCCCCGAACTGGCTTTCGTATCGTGCCTCATCTGACACCTGCCGCCTCCCGGATGTCATCGGGGATTTTGATGGCCTCGCAGTCTAGTAGAGCATTTAGTCGCCACGAAAAACTGACGAAGGCCATTTGCCACTTCTGAGGCTGAAGCCGCAGGCGAGGCCGTGTCGCAGACACATGTCCGTTCAGCACCCGCCACGGCGTCAGTTCTTCAATTTCCAGCAACAACATCTGGTTGTCGACATCTTTGACGACTCGCTTCGCTTCTTCGGTCCAGGCCAACCCGAACCGGCGGTCGACCGCGTCCTTGAAACCCTCTTCGACCCTCCGGTATTCGGGGCCCAGCTCCCGCTTCAGGGGAGACGTGATGTCTTGGCCCAAGAACTCGTGGGCATCGTGCAGCAAAAAATGAAGGGCGAACCCGGGCGGAGCCAAGAACGAGCCGACCGTGCTGTGCTGGGCCACGCTGTACGGGTCGCCGACCGTCATACCGTTAAAGCGGGGGATGCGGCTGAGCCCGTACGCGATGTCGAACGGCTCGATGTCCTCGGGCCGAGGGTCGCCCAACCAGAAGCGGCGGCCGGAGACGGTGGGTATCCAGTGACCCTGGCGGGTCTCGTCCCCTTTGTCGTCTTCGTACTCATCGAGTGCAGAGCGAAGGACTCGGTCGAGATGGGCGGCTTCCCCGCCGTCGAGCCCCCAGTCGTCGTCGGAGTCAACTGACCTCAGCAACTTCTGCCGAAGGCGAAACACTTCCAGGTATTCCTGGTCCGACTTGATATGCATTGGCGGCTCCGCCCGTTCCGGCAGGGAAGTCAATCAGGGTGTCACGGTGCGTACCTATATAATAGTGTCTTAAACAGGGTTGGTCAAGAGGGACTCCCCGACACCCTGCTCGTCACCCACATCTCGCTCTTCCTGCCGGAAAAGGACGAGTTCGGGCACGAAAAAGATAGACACCTTGACCTTGTTCACGGCGGGGTCCAGATAACCCACCGCGAACGTGCCCCGGGTGACCTGCTCGTGCATGTCCGACCAGACCCCGGGTCGGACCAGGTAGCCGGCGGCGTTGCGGGGCAGGGCCTCGACCGTGTTCGTGCGGAACCGGAGCCGGACCGTTCGGACGGTCAGACTCCGAGCCTCGCAATAGAGCTTGAGCCGACCCCAAGAATTCGGCAGCCGGTCGTCGTCCCCGATGGCCAGCGTCCCGTCTGACAGGTCGGCTTCCCACCGGGCGTGGGTAAGCCAGCGGGACCGGGTCCAGTCGTCTTCACCAATTACCATGGTTCGCTTCGCTCACCGCTCTCGCAGTTGTTTCGGTGCCGGATAGGTTTAAAAACCGGGGAATGCAGTTACCCGCGAGCAATTTGGTTCTTAAACCGCTCCATAAACACCTCGCCGGGCTTCTCCTCCGGCTTCGCCCCGAACGGGCTCGTGCCGGCTTTGATATCATCCTGGAGGCTCCTGCCTCCAGTCATGGCGACAATGTTTGCGCTCTTGTCGTTGGCCGACCCGACCTGGAACCCCTTCATTCCGGCCTCTCGCCGCTGTTGGGCCCGCAGTGAGTCCACGTCGATTTCCAGCTCCTTGAGTCGGTCCTGGACCTGTTTCACGGGTCGCTTCAGGGACTTGGCCAGGTCCTTCTCGGGGACCGTCGCATTGTTACGAAGGTAGAAGTCCTCGACTTCAGTCCACTTCTTCGCCCGCGTGGCGGGCTCAGATTTCGCTGCCTTTTTGGTGCGGGACGCACCCCCCTTTGGAGTAGTCATTAAGAGCCCAGCCTTTCCGCGTGCCGCAGGTGAACAGGATTGGAAGTGGTCAGAAACTGGACGTACGCCAGATACGAGTCTTCGGGAACCGACACGTACTCCCAGCGGAGCCGGCCGCTTGAGCGGTTCTGCCCGGTCAGCTCCGCGGGTGAATCCTCGAGCACGTTAAAAAACCGCTTGTCGCCCATCGTGCTGCGGCGGACAAAGTACGCGAACCCGCCGCGGTCCTGAAGCGGGGTGGCCTTCGCCACGCAGTGCAGCGAATCCGCTTCCGCCTTGGTCCGGTCGAACAACCAGTAAGTCGCCCCAGCCGGCTTTCCCTCGGGTGACTTTGCCACCCTCGGCTTGGCCGGAGGAGGTTCCTGCCTAAAACAATTAATGTCGATTTTTTCAGTATGCACGTTTCACGCAATGAAAAGTAATGATGGGTCCTTCCGAGTCCACATCCTCGGTACTATGCGAAATCGCAGTCAGCATGCGGCTGTCGTTCGGATTCGTTTCGCTGTCGACCCCGTATCCGCCTTGCTTGACCAGGCCGACAATCTCGACCGGGAAGGAGAGTTCCGGGGTTCCGTCTCGCTTCACGCAGCCGTATGGGCAAGTCGCCCTGGCACGCCAAGCGTGCCGCACATCAGGCCGGACGATTTTCAGGCAGCACAAAGGTTTATCACAATTGCTACACCGGAGAACTTGTTCTCCACCATCGCTAAGACCGACCTTCTTGGCCGGTTCGGTCACATGATTCCACTGTGTTTTAATCACTTTCTAATGGCCTCCAAGGTGAGCTGCGACGTCGTACAAAGTACGACCTATGCCGTTGAGCGAAGCTCAACTCACTTCTCCCCAGTCTCAATGTACTTTTGAACATCCTTGATTTTCGTCACGTCCAGCGGTTTCGACCCTTCCGGCCGCCACCACGGTGTTGGCGTAGCCTGCTGCTGGCGACCTTTTTCACCCAGCAATTCATCTCGCTTCTTTTGCCACTGTTCGTTGCCCATTGCCTTTTTGTTGGCCTCGGCCTGTTGGCCTACCGTCTTCGGAGTCTTGTCTTGAATGACCGGAACAATGGGCACCCCATAATCCCGCTCTAATTTCTTTTTCTTGCACTGGGGGCACTTGATGGGCCAGTTCGCATCGCTCATCGGAACCCACAATTCGGGGTCCGCGAACCCACACTTTTTACAAACAACCGGATACCAACTCATGATTACACCTTGAGAGCCGGCAAACAATCGATTAGTCGCACTACATACTGGAGTTCTGAGTGGGCGACCACCACGTTGAACGAGCCATCCTTATTGCAGCCAGCCCGGTTGCGATTCCACGGCCGCGGCACAAGCACACCCCTCCCTCCTCTGCCGGAAAACTTCTCGATGTTCAAATCCGAGTCGTCCACCAGAATCTTGTCGGGCGAGGCGAACATCTCCTTCGATTTGCCGGTAAAGACCCGGTCGACGTAATCCGGAAAATGCTTCTCGACCCACGCCAGTTTGCCGTCCACACACCCGCGAGACTTGGTCGGAGCAGTCAGGAATCCAATGCTGTCAGGCCCGACGAGCGACTCGGCCGCACGCAACAAACAGAGACCGTCCGGGTAAATACCCAAAGTAGACCAGAAATTGAATCCGAGAGGGTCCCAAAAAGCTGGGTCTGTATGTCCGCTGAAGCCAAGTTGGGTGCAAAAGTCGTACTGGACTTCCATAATAGGCAACGTGGCTTTGTGGTGTCGTAAAGCACCGGTGACAAGGTCGGCTAAGACACCGTCAAGGTCAAAAAAAATAATGGGTTTCATTCGCCCCTCAAAACCACGGAAGTCAGTCGAAACTTAACCTTACGGGGTCCTGAATCTTGAACAGTGATGGCGTCTGGATACTGTTCCTTTACAATGGAGCCCTTGTCGATAAATTCGATATCGTGGGCCTCCGTCTCGACATCTAGCGACAACACTCGCACGATTTCGGTCGGACTCATCTGGTTAATTTCATCGCATAGTTGCTGCGAGGCGTTAAACGCCATATATAAGAATTCTGACTTGCCCAGCCGAATAACTAGAGTGGTTTCAATTGGAAAATCCACATATCGAAAATACGACGAAGCCGTTTTGGAAACTGGCGGATACTTTAGGTCGTCCAGGCACAATTCCATATGTCTGATGTTATTCGAACAGTGGTGCGAGACATACTCGCCGTAAAGCGGGTGAACTACCTTCGGGGCCGCTCGAGACTTCCGAAAAGGAATTAGGAGCGTGGCAAGGGAGCCAAGGAAAGTTCGCCAGTGCATGGTTCCTACTCCTAAAAATAGTCGCAACTGTTGACCACATCAACCACCCTTTCGAGTTCCGCTTCCGATATGTCCGGAAAACACGGCACGATAAAATGTCGGTTTTCCAACCATAGTGAGGTCCACAGGTCGAACGGCTGATAACCGGCAAATCCTGGCATGTGGTGCAGGGGCGGGAAGGTCGGTCTTACTTCGACCCCGTGTCGTTCGCAGTGCTGGCGGAAGTCTTCGTAGGTTGCGAAGGGTAACTGAAAGACCGGCATCCACTCCGAGGTCGAAGACGACCTCGATGTAACACCCTTGAACCGCAGATTTTCCCGGTAAAACCGGGCGATAGCTCGCTTTCGTTCAAGGATGGTCGGTAAGTCTTCGAGCTGGGCACAGCCGATGGCCGCCTGAATCGCCGTCATCCGGGCGTTCGTCCCCGGTTCCAAATGCCGATAGCCACCGACCGTGCCTTGGTTGATGAACCGGCGAACGCGAGCGGCCACCCCATCATCGTTGGTCGCTACGCAACCGCCCTCGCCCCCGCTCGTCATAATTTTGTTGGCAAAAAAAGAAAAGGAGCTGGCGGCCCCGAATGTGCCAAGGAACTTCGTTCCTTGAGCACAAGCGAAAGCCTCGGCCGCATCCTCGACCAGCGGAACGCCCCTCTTTTGGCAAAGCCGCACCACCTCGCCCATGTCGGGGCCGTCCGCGTACAGCGTCGGAATCACCACACCGGCGACCAAGTAGCGACGAAGGGCATCATCGAGCTGGTTCAGGTCCGCCCGGAAACCCTCGTCGCAGTCGATGTAGAGCGGGGTAAACCCGGCCAGGATAAGCTGGGAAACGGTCGCCGCATACGTCGTCGTCGGAACCACCACATAGTTCGTGCTTCGCACCTGCTTCAAGGCAGGAGCAGCACAGTCAGCACCGAATACTACCTGATAGGCGGCGAACAGCGATAGTGTCCCATTGCATGTGGCGACAACGTGCTTGACGCCCAGGTACTGTGAAACCTTCTCCTCGAACCGGGGAACCCAGAACCCCCGGTAGCTCAGTTCGTTTCGCCGCAAACAGTCCAGCACATAAGCGGTCTGGTTCGTGGCCACGTACGGCCGGTACACGGGAATTGTTGGCACTGCCAGGGTGTCCGGAGGACCCGACCTCAAATCAGTCGACCGTTGACGTTCTCGTTGCAAGGGTGTTGGACCTCAACCGTTACGTCGCAGTAAACCCCATATCCTGCTTCCCTGCCGGACTTGCATAGTGCCGGGAAACACCCTTCGCCGAAGTCCAGTCGGTGTTCCCGCAAAATACTACCGTTCAGCAAAGCGCAGGACCCGATACTGTTCATGGACCGAAGGCAGGTGCTGGTTTTGACCAGCTTGTCCAGGTCTCCATTCCCCCATTTTTGCCCATCCGACCCTTCGAAGGCCCAGGTGTCGTAAAAGAGCTTTCGGCCGCCCTGGTGAAAGACCGGAACTGGAGCCACAGCAAAAATACTTTGTTCAGCCGACTCTTCCATGAACGGAAGTAAGAGCGAGATAGCCAGATTTGCTGGTGGAATCAGGTCGGATTCCATCCACAGAACATAGTCAGTTCCGCTATCCCGTGCGGCTTGCAGGGCCACATTCCCAACTGACGATAAGTTCTTAAACCGGGTTTCGCTCACCACGCTTGCGACTTCTGACCCCTTCACCTGCTTTTGGTACAAGGTGATGTCGGGAAAGATGGATTGCCAGTAACGCAGTTTCTTAAGTGTGGTGTCCGTGCTATTCCCTTCAACCAGGTGGAAAGTTAGGTCGAAGTGTTTACTGCCACCTTCCTGTCCAAGAATGCTGTTAAAAAACTTGTCCACCTGGTTAATTTGGCGGCCATGCCAAACTTCCGAATTCCGGAACATACTCGCGACGGCAATATTAACCATTCAATGCTCCGTCAGGGGAATTCGATGTCCACTCCGACCATATCCGCGATTTCCTTTAGCCGTCTCTTTTTCTCATCCAGCTCGCAGTCCGGCTGGCCGGTCTTTTCGTCATATTCTTTGGCCCGTTTTAGGAGGTCCTTTAAGTCCTGAATATCCCGTCGAATTTTGTCTAGGTCTTC